TTACTATCAACTATTGGTTTTATTCAACCACTAATACAAATTATCAACAACATTTTTCTTTTCAAGGAGAGAACTTCTATTTTGGTCAAGGATGGAATAATAGGTATCATATTACTTATGGAGATACAGGTAAGTTAAGAATTGAATTTGGAACAGTTATATTAAACCAATGGACACATTTTTTGGGTATATTTACTGATACATCAATAAAAATATATATAAACAACGTTTTATTGTGCGACGGAGATACACAAATTGTAAGAATAGGAACAGAAAAAATACGATCTGGAACAAATTATTTTCCAATAGATACCATTGGAAATATGCTGTTTGGAATATCACACAGAAATGATATCAATTCATTCACAGGATACATAGACGATTTGAGATTTTACAATCGTATATTGTCACCAGATGAAATATCAGAATTATATAACTATGTTCCTGGTGCAAATACTGTTCAAAATACTCCAACTCAAAAATATCCAAGAGAATCTATTTTATCACCAGAACATATATATAGCACAGATACAAATATAACAGTAAGAGTAAGTGAATCTTCTCGATTTAACGATGCATGGAAAGGAATATACGCATTTAATGATTTCAAAAATCCCGATTATACTTTAAATGGAACAGAAAGTAATTCATTTAGAGGATGGGCGTCTCAGGAAAATGTATCATTAGATCACAAAACTGGATATCCCGGTGAATGGCTAATGATAGATTTAGGTGAAACTATCATATTAAGCTATTTTATATTATACTTTAGAATACATCCATTCCCAGGAGTTCCAAAAGATTTTTATGTTTTTGCTTCAAATGAAGACAATGTTTATAATAATGTTAATTCAGATAATTGGGAACTATTATATACAGGATATAATGCTAATAATTCTAGTATAGAAACACAAAAACAATTTGATTTACCGAATAACACAAAATCATATAGATATTATCTAATGGTTGTATCAACTGTTCATGATAATGCAAAAATGACACAATTAGCTGAATGGGAATTATATGGTGCAGAACCAAGTGCAAATACTCCAACTGTTACCAAAGTAAATGTTATTTCTACTTCTGATGTTTCGAGTGAGAAATTGGAAAATATTAGTGGACTTACGGCTAATGTACAGCAACAAATAGATGATTTAATTGTTGTCACCGACAATGTCTCTAATTATTTGACTGATATCACAATACAACCTGAAACAAATATGTCTAATTATGTTTCAGAGGTATATAACGAATTCGTAGTAAATATTGAATCAAAACAAGATAAATTGATTTTTGGTAGCAATATCAATTATGATGAAGAAACAAATACTGTTTCTATTTCAGGTGCTTCTATCGAAGTTCAATCAGAAGTTCAAACAGATTTATGGAAATCTGCTATACCTGATACCAAATTTGGTAATAATCTCAAAGATTTATATGCCTGGTATAAATTTGATGGTATTTACAACGATCAAAGTAAAAATAAAAATATCGCAATCCCATACAATTCACCAACATTTGACACATCATCCAAAGCAGAAGGAACAAGTAGTTTATCCATTGAATATCCTATAAGACAATATTTACAAATTCCATCAATTGACATTTCTGTATGGGATGGGTTTACTATGAGTTTTTGGATGTATATTGAAGAAAGTCTGAATAATCATCATATTATTGATTTTGGCGACAGCACTAATCCATCAAATAATATTATTTTGAAGGGCGATACTGATAATAACCTTACTGTTACTGTTTACGATGGAACAAGTGTAAATGAACAAAAATACAATAATGCAATTTCTCTATCTTCTTGGAATAATTTTGCTTTAACAATTCAACAAACACCACATTTTATAGATGTTGCTGTAGTGAGTAGTTCCGTAATATATTTAGACAATTACAATAATGTGCACATAGTGGGTAATGCCAATAGAAATGAGTATTATCCACCAAAATTGGATGCTCCAAATAAATATGTTCGAGTTGATGCATCACGGTCGACAAATATAGTCTATACAGATGCTGAAGGCAATACATATGGAACTATAACATCATCATTATCGAATCCAATTGTACATGTTGCTTGTAGTAAATCCTCAGATGATGTAATATTTATAGATACCGAAGGTTTTGTGGGTACTAATAAATCATATATGAATGGAACGATTGAACCACCTGTATTGGAGGGTGAAAAAAAATATGTATTTGCTAGTATCGGATATCAGCATGCAGTCTATTTAGATAATGAAGGTAATGCATATCCGGTCGGAACCAATATAAGAGGTCAAATTGATCCACCACCGCCTGAAAATAAATATGTACGAGTTGCATGTGGTACATTACATACAATCTATTTAGACAGTGAAGGTAATACATATGGGTACGGTAATAACCAATCCAATCAACTTACTAAACCAACAACTTCGAATCCAATTGTATATATTGAATGTGATGATAATTCCACAATATATATAGATAGTGAAGGTAATGTGGAATGCTTTGGTGCATATAAAGATAAGTTGAATCCACCACAATTGATCGCTCCAAAAAAATATATTAAAGTTTCTTATTACACTCCTATTGTAGTCTATTTAGATAATGAAGGTAATACATATAGGCTTGCGACAAGCACCTGGAAACCGAACGAATATGGTCAACTAAATGATCCATTAGCATCATTTAGTTCCTGTAAAATATACAAAAACAATGCGTTGTTAAATCCTTCAAGTAGTGTGGGCCAAATTGGATTTCCTACAAACGGCACATATGATAAATGCTATATTGCAAAATCAAATACTGTAACTGATGAATATTTTAAAGGAAGAATTGACGATTTTAGGTTGTATAATAATATTATTGCACCAACTGACATTAATGATAACCCCAATCCAAATTTATATGTTCATTATAAATTTGATGGAAATTTAAATGATGATAGTGGTAATAATAGACATATTATTGGATTTGGACAATGTACATTCGACGACACTGTAAAAAATACAGGGACACATTCTGCATCATTTGCAGGTGGTAGCCCGAGTACTGGCCCGCAATATTTGAAGATACAAGGCACTGACTTTTCGAAATGGTTAGATGGAATTTCATTGTGCTTCTGGGTATATTTTGATACCATAACTGGTGAAGAACATATTTTCGATTTCAGTAATAGTTATGATATCAGTAAACATATTATAGTAAAACGCAATCTAGATAAATTGGAACTTATAATATCCGGGAATGTTTTGGTTTTCGACTATACTTTCACAGCAACCGAATGGAAACATATAATAATATCTTTATCATCTCTGGTTGACGGATCGTCGGTTTGTGAATTATTTATCGACGGAACATTTATAAAATCATATGTCCTAAATTATTTTGTGGATAGTGGAAATTATGACAAATGTTTCATTGGCATTGACCAAAACGAGTCTGCATACTTCTTCAATGGAAAACTAGATGATGTTCGCATTTATTCCAAGACAACTACACAAGAAGAGGCTTTGCTATTATATAATTATCCTAAAGACTTTATTTATGAAAACCCACCCAAACTACAATCATCTGATTTAACAACACGAGTTACATTCAAAAGAAATTTCTACAACGATACAACTGATATGTTGGCTTGGTACAAGTTTGATGGGGATTTTACAGATAGTTCTGGAAATAATAATAATGCTATTGCATTCAATTCACCATCATTTGACGGTATTGAAAAACAAGTAGGTACACACTCTATTTCATTTGCAGGAGGTGCAAACAGTGACACTAGTGCACAATACTTAACAATTCCAAAAACAAATTTTTCATTATGGGATGGATTTACCATAAGTATGTGGTTGAAATTTAATTCAGTAGTAAACTGGTCGCGTGTGATTGATTTCGGAAATAACGGACTAAACAATAACATACAACTTCACAGAAACAACAATACAACTGGTTTAAGGTTCGCTATATTACCAAATTTCACATTAACATATAATGATGTTATTCAATTGAATACATGGTTTCATGTAACAGTATCAATTACTAAATCTCCCCTTGCCATAAAAATGTATATAAATGGTACTTTGACACAATATAATGCTTTATCAGGAAGTATATCTTGGTTTCCAAATATAGTATATAACAATTATTATATCGCAAAGTCAAATAATACTGACGATTATTTTGATGGAAATATAGACGATTTCCGCATATATAATCGTGCAATTAGTGCTCAAGAAGTTACAGAACTTTATCAAACTACTAAAAAAGATTTTACAGCAAATGATACATCAAATATGTTGGCCTGGTACAAGTTTGATGGCGATGGTAACGATAGTTCTGGAAATGACAATCATTTATCTTATCATACATTAGACCCTTCAACTGGTAGCACAATAACTGCTTTAACTCCATTATTTACGACACAGGATTATGTAACTGGTACAAGTTCATTTTATAATGATATCACGAGAATCTCATCAAGATGGGAAACTACAAATAATATAGTGTGGTCACAAGATATAACAATATGTATGTGGTTAAAAATTACAAACGATAATGCTAGTAATTATTCAACAGTTATACATTCTTTAACATCGCCATACACTCTAAAATATCACACAGGTACGGCTGGAAATACATATGCTGGTGTTGTTTTGAATGGTAATGGAACAACTTTTTATGGCACAAATAATAATGTTTTCAAAGCAGATTCTAAATGGCATTTTCATGTTCTAAGAGGAAAAAAGAATACCGATAATACAATTAATGTCGATTTATACATTGACAATATTTTGATAGAAACTTGGTTAAATAAACCATTCAACAATACACCTCAAAAAATACAAGTTATGGGCTATCGAACAATTGGAAATAATGTAACAACTATTGATGGTGTAAGTAGTAAAGGTATGGGTCCTATTGGTAATATAGATGATTTGCGCATATACAATCGTGCACTATCTGAAGATGAAATTTATAAAGTGTATATGAATAAATCAGAATCAAAATGGACAATGTCTGATATGCAAAAGGAGTTGATTGTACAAAATGTCAAAACTTATCCTCCTGAATCTAAAAATAATTTTCAATTATATGGTTCAAATGATAAATTAGCATATCAATTAAAAACTTTAAATACCGGATGGAATCTCATATATGATACACAAAACATTTCATTACCAGTCATTAAAAAACAATTGGTTGACAGCGAATATAATATTATAGATGAAAAAATCGAAGAAAACATTTTCACCAATTCAGATAGCGAATATTATTACGATTTAAATAATGTTGTAGATTTTGAGCTTGTTAAATATCCTCGCGAACCTCTAACAGGAGTAAGTACTACATATTCCGACAGTATTGTTGTCAGAATAAATGCTTCATCTGAATGGTCATCTACTCAGGATCCAATAAGTAATCATCTTATTTATAATTCATTTAACAATATTTTTAATGATAGTGGTTGGGGGAGCGGGGCAAACACTTTTAATCCATCAACTGGTGAAGCAAATTATTCTTATCAAACAGGTTATAGTGGTGAATATTTTATTATTGATTTAGGTGAAAAAATATTACTGGATAGTATTAAAATATATCCAAGAACTAATTTTTCAAATGGTCCGTATAGACGTCCAAAAATATTTAGAATATATGCATCTAACAATATCACAAGTTTTGACGATATTAATGATTCAAATTGGAATTTAATATACGAAGGTAATAATATAGGCGATGGGTCTGAATTAACCCCACATACATATATTATAAATAATATAGTTGAATATCAATATTACAGTATTATTGTTAACAAAATATTTGTAAATATTGATTCAAAAGTTGTTCAATTTGCAGAATTAGAATTCTACGGATATCCCTTACTAAAGAATATCACATATGTCAAATTTCCAAGAGAACTTTATACAGCTCCATCAGATGATATAACTGTTTCTTTTAACGAAGGTGATCGAATTCCTCATCATGCATTTAATGGACAAAAACTAGACGTATCAACACAGTATCCAACATCAGGACAGTTATATAATGGTACTACAAGAACATATACAGGTTCTGCAAATATAAATGGATATTTCGGAGAGTGGTTAAGAATAGATTTAAAAGAAAGTATATTATTAAAAAAATATATCATATATCCCGAGGATGAGAATTCAGGCAGATTAGCAAGAGCACCTGGTGACTTTAAGATATTTGGTTCAATAGACAATATTACACACTATGAAATAGATGAACAAACTGGTATAACTTATACAGTTAATAATGGAAGAACATTTGAAATACCAAATAATAACGAAACATACAGATATTATACCATTGTATTCAATAAAATAGCAAATACTTTTTCAGGTAATGCTGATTGTGTCATAACAGAATGGGAACTATATGGAGATCCTAAATCAGATTTAAATTATTCTATTGAATTTCCTTTTAATAAAGAGGTTAATTTAATTACAACTGATGCAGTGAATACATTAACTTTTGAAAAAAATAAAACATACCACATAACAAAACATGAAAATTCGACATCAATAAATTCTTTTAATCCATATATACATCCTACAATCATACACAATTCTACTATTGATACCCCTACACAAATTTCAAATACAAACGAATATTATTATTCATTTACCTCAACTACTGGAACAAACAGTATAACATTTGATAGAGATACCACTTGTGATATATTGGTTGTTGGTGGTGGTGGAGGAGGTGGTAATTATAATGCTGGTGGTAATTACGAAAAAGGTGGCGGAGGTGCTGGAGCATATGAATATGTAGAAAATGTAACTTTTGAAGGAACATATAATATTACAGTCGGAGCAGGAGGTGCTATTTCTGGTAAGGGTGGCAATACAAAAATAATAAAAGACGGGACTGAATTATATACATGCGAGGGTGGGGGTAGTGGTATAGGTGGTTCTGGTGGGAGTGGAGGAGGTGGAAACTTTGGTTCTGCTGGGGGAATTGCGAATGACCCCTCAAAAGGAAATAATGGAGCTGCTGGGACAGCGAATGGAGGAAAAAAACAAGGAGGTGGCGGAGGTGGTGCTGGTTCTGCTGGTAATTTGAACAACGGAGGGGATGGATTATCTAATAGTATAACAGGGACATTGACGTATTATGCGGGGGGAGGAGGTGGTAATGGTAACAATGCGACAGCAGGAACAGGTGGTTTAGGAGGCGGTGGCAGAGGTTCAAGTTCTTCTGTTGTTGCCTTAGCAGGTGAAGATGGTAAAGGTGGTGGCGGAGGAGGTGGTTATTATGTCGGAAATAAAGCTGGTGGCAAAGGTGGCAGTGGTATTGTAATAATCAGATGGACTGCTAATCCAACTGCTAATCCAAGCAATCTAAAAGAAACATTATATGAAACTTCTGAAAATATTCGATTGACTTGGAGCAAAATAGATAATTATTTACCATATCGTTACTATCTTGTAAAAGAATTGACAGACGATGTATTTACAGAAATAGAACTTGTAGGTAAAGAACCAAATTTACTTACTTGGAACAATGGCACAAATACTTCTTCTGTCAATATCGATTCTGATAATAACACGATTTATATTCACGATGGTGGTGGAAATTATCATAGAATATCGACAGTAAGTGATTTATTATTGAAAGAAAAAAATAAATATAAGTTTTTACCTGGATTGAAATACAATAGATACACTAGTGATTTATCATTAACAAATAAATGGACTGATAATTCAACACATCTTTCCCATAAAAATATTAAGATATTCGATGATAAAATTGAAATAGGAAATCAAGGATCTCTGCAATCACAATCTATTTATACAACAAATATTCGAAATAGTAATCCTATTAATATTGGTGACAACATTACTGTTTATGAAGACGATAATACTTACTGTGTCAAGGCTACTGATAATATATGGTTAGATGGTGCAAATTTGACATTTACATCAGACGAAAGAATCAAAAAAGAAATCAGTGATATAGATGATGACAGTGCTTTGGATAAAATAATGAGCATAGAGCCGAAATCATATAAGTATATTGATAGTATAAAGAAAGGTGATAACGAAGTATTTGGATTTATTTCTCAACAAGTGAAAGAAGTTCTTCCAGAAGCCACAAGTGAAACATCCAAATTTATTCCGAATATTTACAAATTATGTAAATGCGAATATAATAAGATATTTTTACCAACAGATTTGGATGTTTCGAGACTTGTTTCAACATATAATGGTTCTGATATATCAAATGTTGTGAGACTCATTGATAAAAATCAAAATAATATAGATATTTTGTTTTCAATTGAAGAAAATGACGATGGCAAATATTTATTAGTCGATTATTCATTACCAAGATATGTTTCTGAGATATTTGTATACGGAACTCTTGTAGATGATTTAACAACAATTGAAAAATCATATATTTATACTCTTAATGTTTGTGCTACACAAGTCATAAATAGAAAAATAACAGATTTAACAATAAAAAATGAAACTTTAAATACAAAATCAAGCGAAATAGAACAGCGCTTAGCTGCATTAGAAAACAAAATTTCTAATATGTAAAATCTTATGAAATCTTATAACATCTTATTTTTCAAAGTTATATTTTATTCTTTATTGTAATTAGTAAGTAGTTCTCAAGTTTTTATGGTTTATAAAAGTGAAGCAAAGAAATATAAAGAAGCCAAAATCGCAATAGAAAACTTAAAATCTCTTACAGAACAAGCATCTTCTAATTTTGTTTCTACAGAAAATGTTGATATAACTTCCAATCATATTCCAAATAGTATTTTGATATCTGATTCCGATGGTAGCATCAAAGAGCTGGAAGATATTAGTATTGAAAAACTAGAATATTTAGATGGTGTCAATTATGATGCTAGTGATAAATTAAATCAATATATAATAGAAGCTAATGAAAATAAAAATAATTATGAAACCATTCTTAAACCATTTTTAAAAGACGAAGTGACATCTTTGGTGAATAGAAAAACCAAGGATGTTGAAGATGATATGAAAAATTTATATTTGAACAATCTTGAAATAAATAATATTGAAAATAGTAATCAGCTCATAATTAATAATACTTATAATGCACCTGTTTTAAATATTAATGGTACTCTTTCGGCATCAGATATAGTTTTCTTAAATGGAGAAAAGGTAATATATGACGAATCAAAATCATCTATTATTGAAACTGAAACTGTCAATATTAAAAATAATGGATATATTCCTGAAAATATGGTTTCATCAATAAAAAAATATCCACCCGCTCCTTTGGCATCTTCTACTTACGCTGGTTTAAGAATCGCAGTTAATGAATCTACATTAAGTAATCAAGTATATGGAAATGGAACATATTATATTAATTGGAGTAGTGCAGCTGATTTATCATCTTATCCATCGGGTTTATTTAATTTTGCTAAATATAGTACAGATGGTGGTGCATGGAAAGTTGGGTCATATAATACAGATGGTACTTATAAAACAAGTCTTGCAAGTGCTACTGGTATTGCTGGTTATTCCGGAGAATGGGTAAAATTGAAATTACCTGATAAAATAATGCTATCTCATATTCAGATACATACAAGACCTTCGCAATTTGCAAGGGCACCAAGAAGTTATACTTTATTAGGAACAAATGATGGTCAAACTTGGAAACCTGTTATAATAGATGGTAATGTCAGTTATTCTTCTAACAACCAGGTTTATGAATCAAGTCAAACAGTTCTTCAATCAAATAACGATTATTTTAATGAATTTGCATTTGTTATTCACAAAATAGGCAGCGGGGCAATGGGGGGTTTGCCAAATTTTACTGAACTAGAATTTTATGGTTCCACATTTGAAATAAATTATAACACAGTTGTTATAGATGATAATAGTGTTGCGACGAACAATGTTATTGAATTTATTTCAGGCGATGAAAATACACAAAAATTCACAATGACCAAAAATGGAAATATCGGTATAGGTGTCACAGATCCTCAAGTAAAATTAGATATAGATGGCAATGTTATATTTTCAGGCTCTTTGAATGAGGTTAGTAGTGAACATTTTGCGAATATAAGAGGTACTACAGGTAATATACAACAACAAATTGATAACATAAATAATTCAGTGTTTGAAGGTTCGAATATCGCGATTCAACTTGCAAACAATTTGAATGAGAATATGCATCAATATTTTGATTCTGCATCAAATAATGTGAATCAAATAATTGCCAATTCTGATATTAATACATCTAATTATATTCTTAATGCTTCTAATGTATTAGAATCAAGTAAATATGATAAATTGAATTTTGGATATGGTCTTGATTACGATGAAGTCAATAATAAATTATCTATATCAGAAATTAACAATATATGGTCTTCGAATTTTGTAAACGGAGAGACTGTATTGAAATACAAAAATTTAAATTTTTATCCTAATAAAATTCAAAAAATAACAAGTTTTGTTCCTGATGGAACTATTCGAGCCGAATATCCTAATATAAACAATGCTTTATTGTCTGATAATAATAATGTATCGGGTGTAGAAATTGATAGTCATATATTTAAATGGAGTTCAACAAGACTTTATGAAAATGGAGAGCAATACAATACACCGACACATTTATTTAATGGTTCAACAGATGATGAAGCATATATGGAAGAAAACTATGATGATTTGGGAAATTACATTGGTACAAGCAAGCTCTTAAATGACTTTTATGGTGACTGGGTATCAATACAAATTCTAAATTACATACAATTGGAAGAAATTATTTTAACCAAAACTGGAAGCTTACTAGGTGCTCCTAAGAACTTTGAAATATATGGTTCTACAGATGGCAATAACTGGGATCTGATAACAAGTGTTGATAATATAAGTAATATTGATTATAATGCCGTCGATACTATTTTCACATATTCGGTAAATATTTCTACTACAAAATCATTTAATCATTTTGCAATATGTGTTAATGAAATATTTGCAGATGCTAATATAAAATATTTTTCTTTATCTAGATTACAATTTTTCGGCAAAGAAGCAAATGTCGAATTCTCAGATGCCGTATTTACCAAAGAATATGATAATAAATTGGATATTATAACCGGTGCTGCAAGTAATATCACAGTTAATGATCTACAACCTGGTAAAATTATTATTTCAGATGAAAATGGAAAAATAACAAATTCCTCTATATCTGTCTCGAATTTGGAATATTTGTCAGGAGTTAATTTACCGATTCAACAACAAATTGATGATATGAATTTTGGACAAATTATTCAAAATGCGGATGCCACCATTGAAAATATTAATAATATGAATATAAATTTTTCAAACTATATTCAAAATGTTTCAAATGAAATGGTTCAAAATGTCTTTCAAAAACAACAAGATATTAATTTTGGTTTAGGTTTGTCATTTGACGAGGCTACTGGTATATTAAGTGTAAATGAAAATGAAATTTCTTCATTACAAGGAGAAAATACTAGTAATTCAAGCAATTCTTTAGTTTGGATTGAAAACTCGAATTATATATATACTAGCAATATCAAAATATTTGAAAATAATATTACAATATACAATGTGCCTGTTTTGACTGAAGATATATTTGACAAAAATTTTCAGAAAAAAATAGAGTTTGATCCACTTGATTTCAGCGTTGATGTAAATAACAATATCACTACATTAGGTTTGAAACATAATGATGCTTGGGTCGACCAAGGAACATATTTGGAATACAACAAGATCAAAATTTATGACAATAAAATGTTGATTGGTTTTGATGTCTCTGATATTGAAACCAAACATCCTTTTGGTCCTTATAAAGTATTGCATTCGTCTGTTGATCCATTACAATCAAAATACAAAAACTATAGAATTTATCAACTCGACTCTAGCAAATCAGCAGTAGATGCTCCTGAATTGATTTTTGATGGCAATACAAGTACTGAAGAAACATTTACATTATCGGCTTATAATACTGCGGGAGATTATGTAGGTGATCAATATTTTGTGGAAGGTTATAATGGAGAATGGGTTTCTTTCACTTTTCCTGAAACAACTTTTGTATCATCGGTGTACATATATCATAAAGAGGGTTCTTATTATAATGCCCCAATTGACTATAAGATATATGGTGTTTCCGATGTTACAAGAGAAATTGATGTTTTACTACATGAAACAGCTGCTAATTATATTGCAAATAGACACAAGTCTCAGCAAATCACATCAAACAAATCTTATAGACAAATTGTAATGGTTTTCAATAAAATCGGTCGCGATCAGACAGAACTCAAAATAAGCAACATTGAATTCTATGGCACAATCGATAAAAGCATAAAAACAACAACAATTTTCAAAAACCAAAAATTTATATACGATACAACTGATATGTATGTATGGTATAAATTTGATGGGGCAAATGGAGAAATAGATAGTTCTGGAAATGATAAATCTGCAACTGTCATTGGAAGTCCTGTATTATTTGAAACAAGTTTATCAATTACAAAAGACAATTATTTGAAACTTCCTGATAATATTATAGATTTTGATAATGATATTTGTATATCATTTTGGTATAGATTTGATAATTATCAACTTACTGGTAGATTATTTGATTTTAGCGTAACGACTAATATACAATCTCATGCAAATTCGATTAAAATATGTCGTAATGGAATTTCAGCCATGTATTTTATTATAGATGCTAATCAACTTTCTATTAATATAGGACATGTAACAGACGGTGATTTTATTCATATTTCATGGGTTATCAAAAAAGATGGAACTTGGATAATACACAAAAATGGCATTCAAATATATAATGCTGTTCATGTTTATCCTGCTACAAATACATATACGCATTCATATTTAGGTAAAGCAAATTGGTCGAATGAATTCAATAATGACAACCAAATAACTTTAAGAGATTTTAGGGTATACAATCGCACGTTGACGCCAGATGAAGTTTTTACTTTAGCGAAAGGTAATTACTTGTATATGTTTGACAAAAATTACAATTTTGTTAAAGATACTTCAGATATGTTGTTATGGGATGACCAATATGATGATTTTGTTCAGAAATACCCTGATGTAAATCTCACAGCTGCCACAACAGCAAGTCCATACACATCCCAAAATCATATCGTTCAATGGAGTTCTGAAGAGGCGACTGCAAATTACAGAGGACATCAATTATTTAATGGTGACCGAGCTGATGTAGGATGGATTACTGCAAATAACAAATATTATAAACAAGGTGACACGATTCCTGATGGTTCTGTTGCTGGCGATGCTATAGATACATCATCATATATTGGCGACGATTCTGATAATTATGGCGAATGGGTTAAGATAGAATTAGATAAAGCTATTTACCTATCATATGTTCAAATATATGAAAGACGTATAACAGGGTGGTCTCATAGAAATCCTGTATTTTATGTAATATATGGTAGCAATGATGGCAATACATGGACACAACTTATTGTAAATAAGACTGTAGAAGCAACATATAGTACAGATGCGGATAGAGTTCATACATCAGAAAAAGTTGTACCAACACAGAAATATAAGCATTTTGCGATAACTGTCACGAGAACCAATGCAGGTACTGATGGATTAGGAGATTGCGGATTCGCTGAATTAGAATTATATGGGAAAGAATATTTGAACAATGACATGTTACAACCTCTCATTCCATCTCATAGTTCAATATCTTATGACAGAACCATCAAAATTACTGAAAATAATTCAATACATTTCAATGGTTCTTCATATTTACAGTACGAAAACCCAAATGGAGACGATACATATTTCACACCACAACAAATGACTATTTCAGTTTGGGTAGGTAATTTAACAAAAACAATTTCTGGAAGCTTACAAACAATTGCATCGGCGAGAAAGGGTGTTGTTAATTATCCAGGATGGACTATATATATAAACAGTAACTTATCGTTCGGCAATCAAGATGAATTACTGTTCTGGTATGGTACTTCGGGCGGTTGGAAAAGTTGGAGAACAGGTTATTATATAAAAGATGAAATTCAATTTCAACATTGGTTATTTATTATGACCAATAATGTCGTTAAATTTTATTTAAATGGAAATCTTTTCAGCCAAGAAACGATTACATTAGGTAATGTATTATATGGGGCAAGAAATTTAAGAATAGGTGCTGGTTCCAATGAAACTGACAATCCTCTATATTTCCTAAACAATGGTACAAAGCTTGATGATTTTAGACTTTACAATCGTGAATTAACAGCAGAAGAAATCAAGATGTTATATTTTAGTCATAAATTTCAATATATAGATTTCGATTACATAAATGATACAACTGATATGCTGGCCTGGTACAAGTTCGATGGAGATTTTACAGATAGTTCAGGTAATGGTAAGGATTTGACAGGTGGTATAGGAACATCTTTTGTTGATGATAGTGTCGTAGGAACAAATAGTGTTCAATTTCCAAATCTTCTGAATCCACCACAATATTTTAGCACGAATATTGATATTTCCAACAATAGTTCATTTACTATTTCATTTTGGTGTAAAAAATCAGTAAATAATAAAGCAGATTATATAATGAGTTTAGGCAGTGTAAGAAGCATGGGAAAAATGATGTATATTAATTATTCTTCTACAAACAATATCATGTTCAATACATTTGATAATGCCGCAACTCTTAATACATTTAATGATGCAGATAATTGGGTTCATTTAGTATTTTCATATGATGGAATAAGTGGAATAAAACAAATTTATCGTAATAATGTTCTTGAACTTAATGTTACAGGAATTATTTTAAATTTAGGAACAGAATTAATAATTGGAGACAGAATAGACTTCAGGACTTCTGCAAACGTTTTCAATGGCAAACTTGATGACCTTCGCATTTACAATCGTGCACTGACTCCTGATGAGGTCAAGAAAATATATCATACTACATATTTACCTACTGTAGAAGTAAAATTAGACAATCGCGGTGGTTCTTTGCAAACTGATACATTAATTACTAAAAATATTTCATCATTAAATAGTGATGTTATCAATATTGGATCAAATCTTTCAATATATAATAATGACGACGAATATTCTCTAAAACTTCAAAAAGATCTATGGGTAGACGGAGCTAATATTATTTGGACTTCTGATGAGAGAGTCAAAAAAGATATTCAAGATATTGACGATGATAGTGCTTTACAAAAAATATTAAGTATCGAACCAAAAACATATAAATATATAGATGATGTTAATAATGCCAAGAAAAATGATCAGAAGATTTATGGATTTATTTCACAACAAATAGAAGAAGTATTTCCCGAAGCTACAAGTAAAACATCAAGATTTATACCAAATATTTATCAAGAATGTCAATATGTATCTAGTAACAATTGTATCATATTACCTTACGATTTTGATACTGATAAATTGAATATATTATATAATAATGAAGCAAACAATAGCAGTAATTATGTATCAAATAAAATTAAACTTGTTCGAAATCGGTCTCTGATTATAACAAATGATTATATACAACCAAATCAATCTACAGATGTTATAACAAACGAACCTACTATGGAATCTGAACCTACTGCAACAGATCCTGAACCGACTACTACTGAACCCGAAGCAACTACAACAGAGCCTGAAGCAAATGCTACTGAACCAGAACCTACAACAACAGATCCTGAAGCAACTACAACTGAACCAGAACCTACAACAACAGATCCTGAAGCAACTACAACTGAACCAGAACCTACTGTTACTGAACCTGAAACTATTGAACATATTATTATTAGCAATGATCAAGATGATGTTGTATACGACGAAATGTTAGTTGATTATTATTTGTCTAGTAACGAATATGGAAATGTTTTAGTGCTTAAACAAGATATTGCAGTTCCGAAAGTATTTGTTTATGGTACAGAGGTGCAGGATTTGACAACAATTGACAAATCATATATTTACACATTAAATGCTTGTGCTACACAAGCTTTGAGTCGTAAAGTAGATGTTCTGGAAAATCAAAATACCACACTACAATCGTATGTAGAACAATTAGAAAATAGAATAGAAAATATAAAATCATTTTTCAGTTCTAATAATTAAAATTAAACACTTCTTTTTTTATTCTTTTGAGTTAATAGTAAGTATCTATAAAAATACTTATGGGAAGACGACAAAAGCTCAAACCACGCGATGTTAGAGAATTACAAAAATATACCGACGAATTAAAATCAGTTGGTATTTTCACACCCAATAGTATTTGTATTTCTGATGAAAAAGGTATTCAAAATGTATCAGAAATTACAATTGATGAACTTCAAAATATAAATAATTTGACAAGTGACTTACAGACTTCAATCGATAATACAAAGACTGATATTCAAAATATTTCAAATTACATCTTAAATGATATAAATAATTTATCAACTACTTTACAAACAAATATCCAAAATTTTTCAAATTTTTCATTTCAAAACTATAACAATATAACACTTGATGATTTCAACAGTACTCAAAATATAAAATTTATTGAAAACAATGTTATTAAAGGTGATCTTACTGTTCAAGCTTGGTCTTTGAATGTTTCAAATCTTAATAAAATTGGAAATAATTATAATGTCAAAACAGAAATTATAGATGGTACTAGTCTTGGTATAATGAGTGATTCATTATCTGGTCCAGCACTTAATATTTCACACGATGTAACAAATAAAGGCGATATTCTCAATGTCAATGTTCAAAATGAAAACAAAATGAAGATAACTTCTTCTGGTTTTGTTGGTATTTCAAATGATGCTCCTACTACCGAACTTGATATACAAGGTGATATCAAATTTTCAGGCACAATAAACAATGTATCTTCACAAGATTTATTAAATTTAAGCAACTTGCAAACAAATATTCAACAACAAATTGATGATATTGGTGATAAGATTGATACAACAGGGTCAGATTCGTCTTTGGCAAACATACAAAAATATTGTAGTGATTTGAAAAGTGTTTTCGATCAAAAGACAAACAGTGTAATTACAGAATCATCTCAACTTACTAACACTAATAAAGAAAATGCTTCTAATCTATCACTTCTTGTTACAGATTATTTGACAAATCAAAAGCAAGATGAAATTATTTTCAATAATAATGATTTTAATTATGATGCTGATAATAAAGTACTTTCTCTTAAAGCAAATCTTAAACCTTGGAATAAAAATTTGCAAGAATCAGATATTATAATTGGTGAGACTAATCTTATCAATTCAAATTATCTACATAATAATGGCGAAATTCAAATATTTGAAGATACAATAGTAAAGGTATCAAATGACACAGATGTCATCTATGTGTATGATAGTAATTCTGAAAAACAAGATACTATAATTGGGGCAGCAACTTCTCTATTGCAAGCAAGTAGCAACTTTAATTCAAATGAAGTTTTGATTAGTACCGACACTGGTAAAATAACAACAACTCCCCTGGATACGAGTAATCTACAACTTATCTTAGGGGATACTACTTGTAATATACAACAACAATTTAATGATATTTATGAAAAAATAATAAATTCTTCAAATAATGTTATCACATCCCTTGAAAATTTTGATACAAATATTTCAAATTATGTTACAAGTGTGATACCCGACACTTCTATATATATTGACAATATTGTCGTTAATAGTGAGAATGGATTAAATTTCGATTCATCAAATTTATCATATACTGGTACAATATCTGTTGCAGCCACGACAGAAATATATAGTCCTTGGACTTGCAATATAGATTCTAATAATGTTTCGTATTTATCATATTCAAATATCAATGTTTATAATGATGAAATATATGTGCAAAATATACAAGATTTTCAACCAACGATTGTTTCAAATAATTCAAACATAGAATTAAATGACGTCATTGTAAATCAAGATTCATACATGTATTCTTTTACACAAACAGAAGGACATAATTATATTACCTTTCCTGTCGACATTAATGTTGATGTATTTATGGTAGGTGGTGGAGGGTCAGGTGGAGGTAATAATGGATATGGTGGAGAAGGTGGGGAAATTAAAATTGTTAATTTAAATCTTCAAAAAAATGTTACATATGATGTCACTGTCGGCAAAGGAGGTATAGCATCATTATATCAAAAAGGCGGCACATCATATGCATTTGGGGAAATTTCAAGAGGTGGTAATGCAGGTCTTACATCATCTGATGATTATATTGGTAAATTATTGAAATATCCTCCTACTTCATTAGAAAATTTAACATCTTCTGAGTTACAAACTATAGAAGTGTTGAATGGATCTTATGGCAATGGGGTGTATGAATATATTTATAATAATGATTATGGAAGAACCAATGTCTACAATGGAACTACTTATGATATTAGTAATGTTGAAAATACCCCCGAATTTACAGATTATCCCGGAAGTGTATTCTATATCAAATTACCTTATGCAATTATATTGAAAGAGATATCATTTATTTATGATGAACAAATTGGTGGAAATCCAGATAGTTATAGTGTATTTGGTCTTAATGAAAATGGCGAATATGTTTTAATAGATAATAATACTACAATAGGAACAACTGATGTCGCTGATAGTACATTAAAAAATACAAAATCAAGTGTGAGCAATGACCAATATTATAGAGAATATAAATTTTCTATATTATCAATCGTGGGCGGAAATGGTGCGATGGTATTTAATGATGTGGAATTATATGGCACATCAGTCTATATAAATAATTATATTCAATCAAATTCATCAAATAATTTTTTACCAGATCAATCGTTTGCACTTCCTGGCAAAAATTTTGATGTAACCGAACAAGATTATACACCGATATTAAGAGGCACATATAATAATGGATCTTTTGCAACAGAAAATAATGTGATTTATGAATATGCACAATTTACAGCGGATGGTACTATAACATTCCCTAAAGACACTGTATGCGACATTCTTATGGTAGGCGGCGGTGGTTCGGGTTCTGCAGTACATGGTGGTGGAGGTGGTGCTGGTAAATTAATTTTAGTTACCGATGTGAATATATCAGCAGAAACTTATACTATTAATATTGGCAAGGGAGGTATTTGTTCAACAGACGGTGATAAACCTGGTAATAAAGGCGGTAATACAGAATTTAAATTAAGTGATACAATTTTATGCTATGCTGAAGGTGGTGGAGGTGCTGGTAGAAATGACGGTGGTGAAGACGGTGGTTCGGGAGCAGGAGGAGATGCTTATGCAACACAGTATGTTAATGGAAATGCTATTGCATATAGTCCTGTTTTATTTGGAATATCAGGCATAGCATTGGGAAATGATGGAGGGAATTTTGTGAATTCTAGTGGAGCAGGACACGGTGGAGGAGGTGGTGGTGCTGGTACAATTGGACAAACAGCTACAGGAGGATTGAATACAGGAACATCTGGAAAAGGTGGAGACGGTGTGTATATAGTTAATGGAATCAATTTAAATAATGCTTTTGATCTTGCCACAAATAATTTAGGAGTTAATGATGGTACCGGTAATTATTATTTGGCAGGCGGTGGTGGAGGAGGTAAATGGGGAAATGCAACTACTGGAATAGGTGGTAAAGGTGGTGGTGGAATAGGTGGAGACACCACTTATGTCACACCACAACCTAATAATGTCGGTGGTAATGGTATTGCAAATACTGGTTCTGGAGGAGGAGGGGGAGGAGATGGTAATAATTTAGGAGGTTCGGGTGGAAGTGGATTATTTGTAATCAGATGGAAGAAGTATAAACCCATTTTAAATTTAGTTGATTTGGTTGATGTGTCAGGGGTAAATGTTGAAAACAGACAGTATTCTGAATACGAATATGCTGAATTTAAATCAGATGGTGAAATAATTTTCAATAAAGATGTTGATTGTGATATTTTTATGATAGGAGGTGGTGGAGGTGGTGGATATAACCATAGTGGAGGAGGTGGTGCAGGGGCATATAGATTAGAAAAACATAAATTAAATGGACATTATTATGTTACAGTTGGGCAAGGTGGTAATGGTGGTACTTCTTCTGTTTCTGCAAGTAATGGAACAATATCTAAAATAAGTAATGAAAGTTTTGCTATTTCAGTCGATGGGGGAGGAGGTGGAGGGGGAGGAGGGGGTCAAATAGGTAGTGATGGTGGATGTGGTGGTGGAGGAAACGGATGGGATGGAAATAATACTGGGTCGAGAATATACGCAGGGGGTAAAGCTACTGGAAATGGTATTGGTTTTAATGGTGGATCTGGTGTAAATAATTATTCTGGTCAATTTCTTTCAGGAGGAGGGGGTGGTGGTATAGGTTCAATTGGTAAAGATCCTGTAAATAAAAATGGAGGAGATGGTGGTGATGGTTTAATTATAGGTATAACAGGGTCTAAAAAAATCTATGGAGGAGGTGGGGCGGGAGGTACTTGGCCATCATATGGTTCACCAGGAAGAGCAGGAGGTGCAATGTTATATGGTGTATATGTAACAGTCGGAGGAAATGCTACTAATACCGAAGGACAAAATGGCGGCGATGGTGTAGAAAATACAGGTAGTGGTGGAGGATCTGGAAAAACTGCAACAGGTGGTAACGGTGGTAGTGGTATTGTAATCATTCGTTGGAAAAAAGAATTTATTATAGATGGTTATTATGGATCTGGTGGAAATGGGGGGATTGTTAATGAGATTGGGGAAAGTGGCAATGATGGTATTGTTGCAATAAAATGGAAGGATCCTGAATTATTATATAAACAAAGAGTTATTACTGAAAATGATTTAAATAATATACAAGGTAAATTGACATTTTCTGAAGATTTTATTTATAATGAATCAGATAATTCAGTTGGTCTCAAAAAAATTAAATGGAATACAAATGATATATTTATTTCAAATAGAAATACTAGATTTTTTGACAATGAAATTGAATTATCTCAAGGTGATGTATATGTTGATACCATATCAACAAGTAACATAAAACCCCATTACTCATCACCATCTATGCAATTAGGAAATAATGCCGAAATACACAACCCAGCTTATTCTGAAAATGTCATCAAATATGATGATGAAGAATATGAATATGTTGAATTTACAGAAAATGGAAAAATATCTTTCAGTCAAAATGTTGTATGTGATGTATTAGTCGTCGGCGGTGGTGGATCAGGTGGAACTCATATTGGCGGCGGTGGTGGAGCAGGAGGTGTTGTTTATGTTGTTAATAATATTTTACATAAAGGTGAATATACTATTAATGTTGGTAAAGGAGGTGCTAAGCAATATGGTAGTACGGGATCTCAAGTTGGTAATAATGGTGAAAATAGTTCAATTAAATTAACATCAACAGATGAATATGTTGTAATGGATAATATTACATTATTAGCATTAGGGGGAGGTGGAGGTGGTTCTTATCTATCTACAAGACAAGGCAACAATGGTGGGTCTGGTGGAGGTTCTGGTGACGATTATAACATTGTAACAAATGGTGGAAATTCAATACAAGGAAATACATATTGGAATGGTGTGTCTTATATATCAGGGGGAAATGATGGTAGAACAACCGTTGGTGGTACCATAGATGATGCTGACCAGTATAGAGGTTCAGGAGGAGGAGGAATGGGAACCGTTGGAACTACAACTCCAGATGGACATAATGGATATAATGGTATTCAAAATACAATTACAGGTTCTGTAAAATATTATGCTGCTGGAGGAGGTGGTGGAACCAATAGAGATACAGGATATGGCTTAGGAGGTGCGGGAATTGGTGGAAATGGTGCAAATAATAAACTTTCATCTACATCTGTATCAATCGTATCAGCTACTGACGGAGTAGATGGAACAGGTAGTGGGGGTGGCGGAGGAGGATATAATAACAATTCATACGATAATAGAATTTCAGGCGCAGGCGGTAGCGGAGTTGTGATAATCCGATGGAAAAAAGAAAAGGAAAAAGAGTTGTTAGTTGTAGATACTGATACTGTTGTGAGACATAAAATTAATGGGTATATTGACAATATAGTTAGTACATCTGGTGATAATGTTACACGAAATGAAACAGAAGAGTTTGAATATGCAGAATTTAAAACTGATGGTACCATATTTTTCCACGAAGATATCAAATGTGATGTATTGGTTGTTGGTGGAGGTGGTGGTGGTGGTCATAATGGTGGTGGCGGTGGTGGTGGTGGTCAAGTAAAATATTATACTGATGAAATAACTTCTTTTAAAACTGGCGAAGCCTATTCATTTACAACAGGTACATATATGATAAATATTGGTTCAGGAGGAAGTGCTGGAACAAGTGATAATACTTATGGAGGAAACGGTGGTACATCATCAATTGTACAAGACTATGATGCAACGACTGTTCTCACAGCGGGAGGTGGTGGCGGTGGTGGAGGAAAATATATAAAAGGTGCAATTGGAGTTGGTGGCGGTGGTGGCGGTGGGCACGGAGGAAGTTATACAGGAGGTTTATCTACTGGTGATGGTGGGCCAGGAGGTAATGCATATTCAGGAAGAACAGGTGGTGGAGGAGGAGGTGGTGCAAATGTAGCAAATAAAAATGGAGGAAATGGAACTTCTTCACAAGGAGGTTCAGGAGGTGTTGGAGTAAATATAGATATAGTAGGTGCATCGCAGGGATATGGTGGAGGAGGTGGAGGTGGAACTTGGGATATTGCAACACAAATAGTAGGAACTGAAGGAGGTGGTAATGGAGCAACAAGATATCAAGCATCGTCAAATGGAATGAGTGGGACTGGTGGGGGGGGAGGTGGTGGTGGTCATACAGAAAATACTACTGCAGGAGATGGCGGTAGTGGTATAGTAATAATCAGATGGAAAAAACATAATAAAGGTATATATTATTCATATATTTCCGAGAATAATATCAAATATGATTATATCGAATTTAAATCCGATGCAAAAATATCTTTCAGCAAAGATGTTGTATGTGATGTATTAGTCGTCGGTGGAGGTGGCGGTGGTGGTGGTACTTTTTGGAGAGGAGGAGGTGGAGGAGGAGGGGGTCAGGTCAAATATCTTGAGCAAATAACTTTCCCCAAAAGCACCGATATATCAATATCAATAGGTGCGGGTGGAGATGGAGGTGCTGCAGGAACGTCAACTAATGCTTTCGATGGTACTAATGGTTCCCCAACAACTATAACATATAATTCAATTACAATTATAGCAGAAGGTGGTGGAGGAGGAGCGCAAGGTAAGGGTGGTAGTATAGAAAATGGATTAAACGGTGCTTCCGGGGGTGGCGGGTGTGGAACTAATGTTGATAATAATGGTAGCGGTGGTCTTCCTATCATATCATATACTACATCACCATCTACATACACAGGATATGAGGGTGGATCTGGTGGTACTTGGTATCTAGGAGGTGGCGGTGGAGGGTATGGGGGTAGAGGAGGGAATGCTGATACAAATGGAGGGGGAACTGGTGGTATCGGGATAAACAATAGCATAACAGGAACATCTTTAGGTTATGGCGGGGGAGGAGGAGGAGGTGCTATAAAGTATTCGGGAAATACATATTTTGGCGGAAATGCATCCCATAGAGCCGGAACAGGTGGGGGATATGGTGCAACTGTATATCCCAATAGCTCACAATTTGCAGGATTTGATGGAAACGATGCTATACCAGGGAGTGGATCAGGTGGAGGAGGGGCTAGTACTCAAAATCCTGTATCAGTTTCTGTAGGACAAAGAGGTGGCAACGGCGGTAGCGGTATAGTAATAATAAGATGGAAACATGATCCTACATTGTTTACTTCATATTGTTTGAATACTAAAAAGAATATTTGGTTTGATGAATCAACTGTTGTTTATACTTCAGATGAAAGGGTCAAAAAAGAAATTAAAGATATTGATGACGAACAAGCTCTTCAAAAAATTCTCGGATTACAACCAAAAACATACAAATATATAGATCATTTAAATAAAGGTAATAATGATGTTTATGGATTTATATCACAACAAGTAAGAGATGTGTTCCCGGAAGCTACAAATACTATATCAAATTATATCCCTAATATTTATGATATTTGCGAATATGCAAATGATATTATAACAATTCCGGAAAATATTGATATATCAACACTTGGTTTATCAAGTGGTACTAATTCGGTTAAATTAATAAATCAAAATAAAGATTCTTTATATAGAGACTTTGTTCTAAAAGAATTAGAGACAGGTGGTTATGGTATGCAAGTTAGAAACATAGATGATTTTGTAGGTAATACTTCCAAAATATTCGTTTATGGCACAAAAGTTGATGATATGGTTACATTGGATAAATCTTATCTTTTTACCCTAAATGTTTGTGCTACGCAAATATTAAATCGTAAAATTAATACTCTTGAACAAAAAAATATGGCTTTATTAACACGCATTGATGAATTAGAAAATGAGTTGTCGCAAATAGAGATTTCAAATACATCCAATTATTAAAAAAGAGTACATTTACATTATTATTTTTATATTTTCATGAAGGTTTATATTTTTCAAGATTTTCATGTGAAATGTACTCTCATAATTTTTGAGTAAATGTATAACATCTACAATAATGTGTATAAGTTTTATTTTGTTTCCAACATAAGTCTGGTGATAAATTTTTCAAAAAGATACAGTGTAAAAACATTTCTTATTGTCAAATATAATAATTATAAACCTTAGATCAAAATATATAAGATATAATCTTATTTTAAAATAATATATAAGATGTCAGGATATTCACACCAAGACTGGGATCCTGTTGTGATAAGATCTTCAAAAATTGCACAAATTTCTAAACAAACCCATCAAAATCCTGCTGGGACTAAAGAATTTAAAAAGCTAAATGAAGATGATATACCTATTTTAAATAAAATGACAAGAGAACAAGCACAAGCTCTTCAACAAGCTCGTGCTGCAAAAGGGTTGAAACAAAAACAATTAGCATCATCGATGAGAGTTGATGTCTCTGTAATTCAAAAATATGAGAATTGTACTATTGAAAACTTTCAAAAAAACTTTTATAACAAAATGATGACATTTCTTGGTGTAAAACCAACTAAATAAGTTTTGAGGCTCTTTATAAAAAAGAGTACATTTCACTATTATTTTTAGATTTTTTAAAAAGTTTATAATTTTTTGAGAATTTTTATAGAAATGTACTCTTTTTCATTACAAGGCATTTATCCTGAAAAATTAGAATAGAAGAAAGACACAAGAGAGATAGAGAAATAGACAGAAAGCAAATACTCCACTATGTGATGATACTAATAATGTAGTCTAATCAATAGTAAGTATTTTAGTTTCTAATAATACAACTTTTTCAAGTAGTACCTTTCTTTTTATTCTATTGGTTTTTGACTTTTGAATTCCAATTTGTTTATATATTTATGCACTAATTTTTTTTAATATTATATCTTTACTTAAAATATTTAGGATACAAGATTTGAGATATTTTGAGTACATTTCATTATTATTTTTAGATTTTTTATAAACTTTTTGAAAACTTTAATATTTTTATAGAAATGTACTCTTTTTCCTCAAGTCCATCTAGATATCTACAAAATAATATCGAGGAATATTAGAATAATAATGAAGAAGTTGTCAGATCAACAAATGGCATATGTCAAAGTAGAAAAGATGATTAATTGTTATTTACAAAAATGTTCAAAAGAACAAGAAATGTATGATAAAAAAAAGGCAAAGTTTCAAAATGATTTGAATAATGCTAGATTGCTTTTTTTTAATAATAAAATAAAAGAACAAGAGTTTCGTAAAAAACTTGTTGCGATAAAACAAAAAATGGATAAAACTGAGGAAAAACAGAATGCAGTACAATGTCAATTAAATAATTGTTTTGAAAAGACAAAAAAATCAATATTGTATTTCATAGATCATTTATTGAAATATGTTGATAAGAAAAAAGATTTAAGTAAGTATAATATTTTAATGAAATATAAAAATCGTTTTAAAACAAAAATAACTTTTGAAGATTCAATAAAATTTGATCAAGATATGGTAAAATTTGGTTTTGAAAAGATAGAAAATATGGTCTAACTGATTTTGACAATTATTTCTTTTTTCTTGAAAATATGTAAATATGTGAACTGTACTCTTATTTCTTTTCTAGATAGAAACATTATATTGAAATGACTTGAATCTTTTACATAAAATAACATCAATATTTATTCATCAAGATATAGCTAATAATAAAAAAATGATTTTATTATATATAAAAATAACTATATAATTAAGAGATATGTCAATATATCCTGAACTGTCTTACGCAGATCAAAAGGTTGAAATACAAGATGTAAAAGGTATTCAATTCAGTGTAATGGGTCCAGAAGAAATTATTTCTAGATCTGTTGTAGAAATTAATCGCACAGATACTTATAATTGTAATGAACCAATTGTTGGTGGTTTATTTGATTCACGAATGGGTGTTCTTGAACATAACAAATTATGTAGTACTTGTGAACAAAAAAATACATTTTGTCCAGGACATTTCGGGCACATTGTTTTAGCAAGACCTGTATTTCACGCAATGTTCTTCGATATTACCAGAAAAATATTGAAATGTGTTTGTTACAGATGTTCTAAACTTCTTGTTTCTCCCCAAACGACGAATAATGATTTGCAACAAGATATGCAAAAAATTATGGCTATCAAAGACAATCAAATGAGATGGAATGCATATTTCAAATTATGTAATCTAACTAATAAAGTGAAATGTTGTGGCGACGATGGAACAGTTGGATGTAATGCAAAACAACCGTCTAAATATAATAAAGATGGTCCTATGAAAATTATTGCAGAATGGAAAGATGGAACCGAAAAGAACACAACTGAATTTACAGCTGAAGATATTCTCAGAATTTTCAAAAGAATTTCAGAAGAAGATATGGAAATTATGGGATTTAATCCTCAATGGAATCGTCCTGAATGGATGATAACTACGGTGCTCCCAGTTCCTCCTCCAGCTGTCAGACCCAGTATTATTGAAGAAAATGGTCAGAGAAGAGAGGATGATTTGACACATAAATTAAGTGAAATTATTAAAACAAATAACAATATCCTAGATCGTATTAAAAAAGGATCATCGGAAGAAACAATTCGTATTATCACTCTTGTGTTACAATATCATGTATTTACACTACTTGATAATCAAATATCTGGTCTGGCACCATCTCAACAACGAAATGGAAGAAAACTCAAATCTGTTTCAGATCGTATGAAGAAAAAAGAAGGTCGTATCAGAGGCAATCTAAATGGCAAACGCGTTGATCAGTCTGCTAGAACTGTTATTACACCAGATCCATATATTAGTATAGATGAACTAGGTGTTCCTATCAAAATTGCTATTAACATTACATTTCCAGAGGTTGTTAATAAAGAAAATATGGACCATATCAAACAACTTATCAAAAATGGGCCAGACACTTGGCCTGGTGCAAAATATGTCAAAAAATCAAAAGACATGGTAACTATAAATCTTAAATATGCTCAAAATGAAATTGAAAAAATTATTAAAGAGTTGAAGGTCGGTGATGTGGTACATAGACATCTTACAGATGGTGATTATATTCTATTTAATCGTCAACCATCTCTCCATAAAATGAGTATGATGTGTCATAAAGTTATTGTTATGCCATATCAAACATTTCGTTTAAATGTTCTAGACACTCCTCCATATAATGCAGATTTCGATGGTGATGAAATGAATCTTCATTGTCCTCAAAATATTCAAACTATGAGTGAATTAATGGATATTACAGCTGTCCCATATATGATTTTAGCTCCAAGAGATGGTAAACCAATTATTGAAGTTGTTCAAGACACACTTTTGGGATCATTTCGTTTGACAAAAGATTGGACAACAATTGACGATAAAACAATGGCAAATCTTCAAATGGTTAATAGCTATTTTTCAGGAAAATTGGAAAAACCTAACAAAAACTTTGAATATACTGGAAAAGATGCTTATTCATTTGTATTGCCACCAAATCTTAATATTGTTAGAAAAAATAAAGCAGATGAAAAATTCATAATTAAAAATAGTAAAGTTGAAAGTGGAACTCTTGATAAAACTGTATTTCACGGTATTACATCTGGTTTAATACCTGTTATTTATCACGATTATGGTCCTTTCGAAGTTCGTAAATTTCTTGATAATACTCAAAGACTTATTTGTAGATGGTTGCTTTCATCTGGTTTCAGTGTTGGAATTAGTGATCTTATTACAAGTGAAAAAACAAATGAAGAATTAAAACAAACAATTCGTGTTATGAAAAAGAAGGCATATGATCGTCTGGATGATGTTAGAAGAGGAATGGTAGATAATAATAGTATTTTCAATAATGTCAATTTTACAGAAAGAGAAATTATTGGTATTCTCAATCAAACTACCAATAAAGTTGGTAAAATTGGTCTTTCACAAATTGATGAAAAATCAAATAGAATGATTAATATGGTTAAAAGTGGTTCCAAGGGCAAAGAAACTAATGTTGCTCAAATTGTTGCTTGTGTTGGTCAACAAAATGTCGATGGTAAAAGAATTGGATATGGATTCACGGATAGAACATTACCTCATTTTACAAAATATGACGATGGTCCCGATGCAAGAGGATTTGTAGAAAATAGTTTTATCGACGGTCTTTCACCACAAGAAGTATTCTTTCACGCTATGGGTGGTCGCGAAGGTCTTATCGATACTGCTGTAAAAACTTCAGAAACTGGATATATTCAAAGAAGATTGGTAAAAGCAATGGAAGATGTTAAAATTCATTATGATAATACAGTTCGTAATGCTAAAGGTTCCATTATTCAATATATCTATGGTGAAGATGGTATGGATGGTTGTAAAATAGAATCTCAATTTGTTCCATTTATTGAAATGAATTCGATTGAAATGGAACAAAAATACAATTTGACCAAAAATGATAAACTAAATAATTACATGATTTCAAAAGCCTTTAAAGAAGTCAATGCTAATACTTATAAAAGATGTTCTGAATATTTTGATAAGATTGTTCAAGATAAAATGTTTATTATCGATAATGTCTACAATGGTCTCAAAAATACAACAATTAAATATCCTATTCCATTTTACAGAATTATAAATAACGCAATCGAAAAAATGAAATCACTTGGTGTTAAAGCTATCAAAACTGATTTAACACCTGATTATATCATGGACAATATTGAAAATTTAATTCAAAAACACTATATCAAAGAACACGATCAAGGTATGCGATTCTTTCAAATTTTGCTTCGTCTTCATCTAGCACCAAAGAGACTGATTGTAGAATATCATTTTTCAAAGGAAATATTTGACTGGATTGTTCTCAAAATAGAACAACATTTCTTGGAAGCTATTGCACAACCTGGTGAAATGGTTGGTATTGTCGCTGCACAAACCATTGGTGAAATGGGAACACAGATGACTCTGGATTCATTTCATGTTTCAGGAACAGAAGCTGCTGTAAAAGCTACATCTGGTGTTCCTAGATTGAAAGAAATTCTCAGTGCTACTAAGAAAACAAAAACACCTACATTAAATATTTATTTGAAAAATGATATTGCAACTGTTATCAATCCCGTTATGGGAGATGATGGAATTGAAGTTCTTGATGAAAGAGTTGAACAGGCTAAAAATATTTCTATGAATGTTAAAAACTCGATAGAGATTACTAGATTGTGTGATATCCTAGAATATAGTGAGATTTTCTGGGATGATGGCGAAGGTGATAATGATAAGGGTCTATTTGATATTTATAAAGAATTTATGGAAATGAATGAATTGGCTGGAAAATGTGCAAATAGTTCTCCTTGGGTTCTTCGTATGAAATTCAATAAAGAAAAAATGGTATCATATGGTCTTCGTATGATTGATATTTATACGAGATTAAATATGACTTATGATAAATTTATAGATTGTGTTTACAGTGATGATAATGCAGATGAATGTATATTTATGATGAAACTTACAGAAAATGCTTTGAAAGATATTGATCCCAGTGATGAACTTGCATCGATCAAAGCAATGGAACATAATATTGTATATCAAGTGTTACTCAAAGGATACAAAGGTATCAAAAAAGTGTCACTGAATAAGAAAAAATACGAAAAATACAATTATGAAACTGAAAAATTCGATAAAGTCATAGAATGGGCATTGGATACTGATGGTACAAATCTTATAGAAATTCTTGCTAATCCTAATGTCGATGCAACTAGAACTGTATCAAACGATATTCGTGAAATCCAAGAAACTTTAGGTATTGAAGCTGCTCGCAATTCTCTATATAACGAATTGACAAATGTTACAGGAGAAGGTTCTATGAATTATAGACACATCTCTCTTCTTATGGATACTATGACTTTCAAAGGATGTCTTGTATCCATTGACAGACACGGTATCAATCGTGGAGATATTGGTCCATTGGCAAAATCCTCATTTGAAGAATCAACAGATATGTTAATTAATGCAAGTATTTTCTCACAATATGATAATGTAAATGGTGTTTCAGCCAATGTTATGTTAGGACAACAACCTCCTTGTGGAACAGGTGATTGTGATATACTTCTGGACGAAGAACTTATGGTAGGTCTACTCAAAGATAAAAAACCAAGAGAACTGGAAAATATTCCAGAAGAAATAGAGGAACATTATGATATATGTGAAGAAGAAGACATTGCATTCAATTTCAAATTAGGAAATAAAAATAAATGTTACAATATCAAAAAAGATGTACAAATTGTCTAAATTATCTAATTATCCATATGTAATTTCATTAATTTTTTTATATCATCTGGTATTTCATCATATGATATATAAAGATTATTTGGATACATTTTGTCAACAACTAAGTAATAAGAACAATGATTTTTATCACATACTTTATTGAAAATAATTAAAGGTCTTTCGTTTATATTAGATGATTTGAAAAATATCGATGATAATTTGAGATCATTTATATCACCTCTATTATGTTGTTCATCAAATTCACCATATACTGCTCTTTGTAATATTAATATTGATATATTAAGTAACTGTGATATGGAATATATATCTATATCAGTTGACCATAGGTCTCCCTTTTCTAAGATATCTTTTACTATATTTTGTTTTGTTTTAATATCTAATTTATTGAAATATTTTTCCATATAAAGGTTTATTGTACTGTATTTTTTACTTCTTTTTATCCACTCATTATAATACGATGAATCATGAAATATCTCATACATAGCGTTCTTATCATTCAACATATTCATATATATAGATCGCGATGTCTCTTGAACAGTACTAAAATTCAATTGATTATTTCCTATATATAATGATAACCATTCTACAAATTCTTCTATAGTTTTTTTATTATATTTTGTATCAATGTATACCATATTTGACCAATAAACCTTTTTATTCTTACTCCATTTTGTATTCAATTTCTTCAATGAACCTTCGAATATTTTTGGACGAGATATTTCTTCATCCTTTATCATTTTATTTACATTATGAGTTTCAATACTTTGTTCTTCCTCTGTTATATTTGGCAATGATCTATGATATTTTAATAAAGTTTTTGGTAATATCTTTTTACCATTATGCACCAATGCATTTTGTGAAAATATGAATTCAGACTTATCTTGAATTGCTGAACTTAAATAGTCATATTTTGTTTGTATAATTGTATTTGACAACCATTTTTTGATATCTTCAATATCTTCAGGCATTTCTTCAAGGATTATTTGTATAATTTCTTTATCAGGATGATTGTTAAAAATTACACTTGATTTGCTATTATTTTTGATAACTCTTTTAGCTACAAATTTTTGTAATTCATACCATTTTTTAGTTTGATTTTTGATTTCTTCAATATTCTTATGATATTCTATTAATTCGTCATTATGTATTATCATCTTATTTGATAAGTCATCTGGAATATCTTTTATTTTTAATTTAGAATATAATTGAATCATATTTTCATCATTTTTATAAACATTTCCCACATTGACTGTTATTTTCAAATTCTTACATTTTGTTACAAATTTCTCCAAATCTTTCTTTGATACATTTATTTTGTATTCAATGTCTTTTATATTACTTACAAATAAGAATTCTTTAACATTTATATCAGATACTATTTTATCTATAAAAGAACTCCCTATTTTTTCAAATTTTAATAAAATATTTCCCCTCGTTAAAACCTTATCAATGCTTAAATCATCGTTTATTAATATTCTTGAAATTTTATATTTATCATTATTCCCCGATATATTATTATCAATCCAATTATTTAATTCATATAAATTATTAAATATTTCATTATTTGTTTCTGTGTAATCACATTTTTTAATCAAATCCTTTAATTTGGGATAATTGTCCAACTTGAAAATAAACTTTTCACTAGAACTTCTCTTCTTCAACAAAATGGGTTCATAATAATTCCCTTCTTTAATAATTAAAGCAAATTTGGTATCTAATTTTGTTTTTGAAAATGTTGGATTGTTACATAACATCGATATATCATTTGTCTTCTCCCATACAATTACATTAACCTGAAATAAATGATATATTAATGGTAAAATATATTGTGGATCTTTATTTACAGTCATATTTGTTGAAACTATATAGTCGATATATCTCATCATTGACGAATATATTTTGTTATTAATTTGATTGACTTCAATTTGTTTCTTTTTCATTTGTTTTACATATCTATCATTATCATCTGACTTCATAAAAGCCTTACAAATATTTCCATTATCGAGGGATATAAAAGTTGATATATCAAGATTTATTTTCTTTCCAAGATCATTTATATTTTTCAGCTGAAAAATTGTCATCAATGCATATATTATGCTATTATTAGACGATTTGTTCACCCCTTTCCTGATAAAACATTCGCTTTTGGTATTCAAAGAACCTAAACAATTTTTATGATCTTCTGAAGATAAAAGATTGTGTAAAAATTCGGGCAATGTCCCATATCTGCCTGTTTCTATTGGAGCAACATGGTTTATCAAATAATTCTCATCATCTTGTTTATTCTTCATATTATTTTCCAATTTCTGATTTTTATTCAAAAATGACATACAATTATTAATCTTAATTTGGGTAGTTGGATTCTTACCACAACAAGGTACACACATTCCTTTATCATTTGGTTTTATTAATTTGACATAACTTGCCTTATTTTTATCAATATCTTTATACATTTTAATGGGTTCTTCATCTTCTAATGGACATTTTTGATCACCTTTTACTGATAAAGGTACTTTACTTTGAGGACACCATAATTTAGGACAAGCATAATAATTGAGATTATTTGTACTAGAACCATATTCAATAACATTATCAAATATCATTTTATTTTCTCTTTCCAGTAACTCTTTGTGATCTTTTGAGAATACAATTGGTTGAACATGACTTTGACATTTATTTCTCGCATAATATTCACCAAACAATTCTTTATCAGTCTGTTGTAACATTGTTATAAGATAATTATCCTTTTTGTTATTTCCACCCATTGATTCGAATGAAGATATTGATGATGCAATCGAAACAGAAGAATCTTTTGAATTCGATTTCGATTTTTCTTTTTGAATTTCTTTTTGTTTATTATTTATTTTTTTATCAATTGTTTGTGATAATATTTTGGATAACCAAAACAAAAGATATCTCATTTCTTGAATATTATATGAATTGATGATAGATATATCATAACCATAAAATCTAGGAGAAATAACTACGATTGTTCCATTTTCTTTTATTTTTATAGAATCCCTGTCTTTTAGTTCTAGACCTTTATGAATTATATCAATTTCATCATTAACCATTTGTAGAGTATTACCAGATATTCCTAAATTAACCAATTCATCAGCAATTTCAATATTTGTTATTCCAAGATTTAATCTTGATCTGATATATTCATATATTTCTATATTTTGAGAAAAGTTTGAACTTCTTTTGTATGTGCATACAATATTTTTATTATTTTTCTTTACCACATTGAAAATATCAATTTGTTTACTTATTTTTTCTGTGAGAAGTTTAAAAGACGAATTATTAATATTCATTTTGACACCACAGTTCACTGCGATTTCTTGTAGATTAAGTTTTTGTTTTAACATATTTTGTAATATTTGAGTTATTTTCTGAAAATGTTTTTCAATATCTTTCCATTTATTATATTGTCGAGCATCCAATATGTAATTTAAGAATAAGTCATTATTTGTAATTGATATTTTACAATAACTTTTCTTATTGTACATACTGTAAATATTAATCACATGATTTTGATTAATTTTGTCAATATTTGTTATAGTAGAGAATAATTCTTTATTTATACGATTATGTTTTGATAATTTATATAAGATTTTGGAATTATCTTCAACCCATTGTATCATATCAATATATTTTGAAGTGTGTATTTTATCAAAAACTTCAGCAACAAAAATATTTTGCAAAGGACTGTGATAATTTATTCTTGTATAGTATTCTGGTAAAATTTCAACATTTTCATCTTGTGTATTAACGATTGATTTTAATAATTCCTCTCTTTTATTATTTTGTTTGATAGTTAATTTATTCGAAGTATTAAAATAATATTTATGTATTTGTTTTGGTACATCTTTGGAAAAAGCAATATTTATTATCTTTTCTTTAAATAAACTTTTGTTTTCATATTCATAATTCACCGGATCTTTTAATTCTTCAGAATTTTGATCGGTAGATTTAAATGGATTAATATTATATCCTTTCCACTTTGGTGATGTGATTGAAAATTGTAATGGTTTATTTTTATTCCAGGCATATATTTGAAAATTTTCACCATTTGTTATATAAATTCCAATTTTTGAAAGTGCGATATCCATTGAATCATCGTCATATATGTCATTTCTTATTATATTGTTTTCATGGTCTTGTTGGTGTTTTTCTGAACTATCAATTATGTATATATCTTTATGATTCAATGATTTCCATACAATAACCTTAACATTTTTGCGAGGACTCTTGTACATCTCTTTCTATTTTTATAAAATATTTTCAAACTATATATTAAAGATGAAATTGTTTGAAAAACTTGTTTTTGTTCAAAATTTATTGAAAGATCAAGAATCATTTGCTAACGATGATGTTCCAGAAGATTGGATTCACTCTGATGGTAGAATATATGACCCTGAATTGAAGTATCGACCTCCTGTCGTAACAAAAGATGGAGAATATATTGATACAAATTATGATCAAGAAGATTATTTAGAAGATAATGATGATTTAGATGACTACAATTATTCAAGCACTTCAGTTGACAGATATAATATAAAATACAAAATTCAAGACGATGAAGAAGATGAAAAAGTTGAAAAAAAGTCTGAGGAAAAGTCTGAGAAAAAGGCTGAGGAAAAGGTTGAAGAAAAGTCTGAGGAAAAGGTTGAGGAAAAGTCTGAGAAAAAGGTTGAGAAAACGGCTGAGAAAAAGGCTGAGAAAACAAAAGAATCAGAATGTAAAATAACAGATATTTTTAATTTCAAATGTCATTCAAAACTGAAAATAATGTTTATTTCAATTATAGCAATTTTGTTCATTTTATTTCTGAGTTTGATTGGATTCGCTGTATACTACTTTTTCTTTCGATCAAATCAGCAAGATATCAACCAAACAAATGTTCAAGACCAAACAAATGTTCAAGATATCGGTCAAAAAAGTGTTCAAGATATGAATAATTCTTATTTAAATGAAGATGTATCTCAAGCAAAAGATGATGGGTTTTTAGATGGTTTATTCACTGGTTTGTTCGCGCAAAAAAAAGAAATAGATAGAAGATCTGTTGTTAAAAATATCTCAAATATATCTATTTCAAATGACAAACATCTATCAAAAAATGAAAAACAAGACATTAAACAACAAAACCTTATTTTAAATGAGAAGAAAGATTTTGATAGTTTGTCTCCTGTAACCAATAGTACAGAAAAAGATGATAAATTACAAGAAAGCTATTCTATAAATGAAAGCAAAGAAAAAGATGATAAATTACAAGAAAGCTATTCTTTCAATGAAAGCAAAGAAAAAGATGATAAATTACAAGAAAGCTATTCTATAAATGAAAGCAAACAAAAAGATGATAAATTACAAGAAAGCTATTCTATAACAGAAAGCAAAGAAAAAGATGATAAATTACAAGAAAGCTATCCTATAAATGAAAGCAAAGAAAAAGATGATGATAAATTACAAGAAAGCTATTCTATAACAGAAAGCAAAGAAAAAGATGACAAATTACAAGAAAGCTATTCTATAACAGAAAGCAAAGATGATAAATTACAAGAAAGCTATTCTATAACAGAAAGCAAAGATGACAAATTACAAGAAAACAACGAACTTGAAAAAGAAATTGATGAACAAAAAAGTCCCATTGATACTGAAACAAATATGAATTCAGATGCTATTCGAAAATATCGTGAGAGAAGAAACAAAACAAAACTTCAACAATCTCAATAAAAATATCAAATCAATAGAATACAGACTTATTAAACAATTCTAGTAGGATCTTCACATACATAATCCTTAAGAATAGATCCTATAAGATTCATATCTTTACAACAATTTTCATTGCAAAAAAATCTATTTATACAAAGAAGTCCATTCTGTATTTTTTTTTGCTTCAATTTTTGATAAAATTTGATCAGATCGCTATATGATATCATTTTATATATATAGTCGTCTACATCAATATCGTATACTAACATTATTTTTTTCTCAATAATATTTATCTTATTCATTTCATATATTGTCAATAATAATTCATCAGGTACCCTATTATATATTAAAATATACTTCAATGCTTCTTGTGAATATTCCTTAGATATAATATTCCTCCATATTTCAATTATATATTTTTGATTCAATATGATGTCTTCATATCCATATATATATAACATAATTAAAGAATTCAAAACATGTATCATCAATAAACTCATATTATCACCAAACAATAATTTATAATTATTCAATATTTTATCTTGAACTTCTAGCCATTTCTTGAAAAGTGTTTCGTTATATATTATCGATGCAAAAAGTCCATACATGTCAATAATATACATATTCTCTTTTGACCATCGATGAAATGAAGGTATTTCATTTAAATACGGATACATACATGATGATTTAGTGATGAACACCTTTTTATTTCTTATTTCAGATTGAACAAAACTTTGATTCCTGAATATATATGTGTCAAATAATGAAAGTATATCAGTGTCAGTTGTTTTGATGTTTTGAATAAGAAATATTGAATAAAAATCACAAGCTAAGTTTTTTACTTTATAAGATGACATCAAAAATAATATAATATTATCTGTTTTTTGAAGTATCATATTTCCTTTTACCTTATTTATCATTTCAACAAGTTTATGCTTGCAAATTGTATTGTTGTTATACAATGCCAAAAGAACATTTATATTGTCACCAAATGAGTAACCGCCATTATATATCATTCTATTTATAATATATTCATCATCTTGTAAAGAATTACTTGATATATAGATTCTTTCATATTGCATGTTATTTGAAATAACATAAAATTCATTTCCTTGTTTCAATACGGGACAAGTTATCATAATATAATTATTAGATTCGCAAAATCTTTCTAAATTTTCTTTATCAATACCATTGTCAAATTCAAAATTTTCTTCTACAAGAACATAATAGAATAAAGCTTTCACATCGACCAAACTAAAATATTTTGAAATATCGATTTTTATGTATTTAAATATTTTTCCATAAATATTAATTTTACTCTGTTTTGGCATAAAACATTGGAGAATATTGTTTTGATCTATAATTTTGTATTTCGGATAATTAAATATCTGTTTTTTGGAAAAATTTTTATCAAAAATTGGGATGACATTTATCATATTAAATTCATAATACATTGATATTAATTGTTCTTATTTGTTTTATTCTTAAACTTTATATACCTGTCGTGTCTAATTCAATATAAATACCACTTTGATCATTGTATTTTGTCAAAGACTTGATATACTTAGCAAATGGTAAATTTTTATCTACAATATTGGAAATAAATTCTTGTTTATTAACATTTATTTGTTTAAAATTTTCGATTTGTGTTTTTAATTTATCATAATTAGAGTTTTCAGCATTTAGAGCATCGATATCCTGATCATTTTTCTGTTTTTGTAAGATATTTTGGATTAGTTGTTGACTCATACTTGATGTTGTATTGAATACAGAATTCATTGTATTGAAATCTTCATCTGTTGTTAAACAGTCAAATTCGTTAATTTGTTTTTCTCTCATAGTGTTTATAAACCTATAAATCGAAGTCATATTTGACTTCTTAATTTCTATATTGAAACTTGGATTTGTTTCGGGTTCTGATGGCATAGTTGGACAATTAATGAAAAAATTGGTATTCGATATTCCTGTTAAGTTATCTTTATTAGTGAATTCTCTTTTACCACCAGAACTGTAATTGAAAATTGTTGTTGTATCAGTTGTATCAGTTGTATCAGTTGTATTTAATAATAACATTTTATCAAAAATATTTTCCGCACTCTTAGATATAATTTCATTTTTCTTAAATGCTGTTGGTAAATAAGATCTATTCAATGATAAAGGATGTCTATAATTACCTGATGCTTCACGATATTTTATATTAATAGGTTCATTGGCATATTGAGCATCTCTTAAACATCTTATATAAACACCATAGTATCCACTATTTATTGTCATATCATTTATATAATATTCATTGTAAACATCTGTTTCAGGAGCATGTATCTTCAAATTTGGCGCCCTAGAAGCAGAATAATTTAATTTGAAATATCTATATTGTTTTTGATTTCGTACATATGGTTTCGATCCTCCATATATTTCTAATTCGTCAAAATTCACAATATTACTTGTAACAAGTTTTCCTTGTGAGTCTAAATACCCTATTTGTTTTACCATAATTCCAAATGTTTTAAAAGATATATTACTAAGAATTGGTTTAGAAACATGTTTCTTATTGATATAAATTGCATTTGTTTCGTGTAAAAGTTCAATCCAAGTTTGTTTTTCTACATCATAACCAAAAAATTTGAAATCTTTGGGAACTCTCGAATGCCAATTAGTTCTTTGATATATTCGTAAATTATAAGGATATATTGGATTTGGACAATCCAATGTAACCCATTCTCCTTTATACGCGCTATTATTATATCCAGGAAGTGTCATGTTTCCCCAATGAATTCCTGTACTTGTGTTATATGTATGTTCGTTATGTCCACCTGGATGATCACTTCTTACAGAATTGAAATATTGTGTTGGTTTCCAAGAGCCATAATCATTACTCCATCGTATTGTATAATTCATTTTCTCATAAAATAAATCATGCAACAATGGATTTGTTGGATGTTTAGTACCGCCACCAGTACCTTCATTGAAATCACCTAAAACAAATCCAGGATATTTTCGGATATTAAGGTTACCATGATATATTCTTGATATTTGTTCTTGATTCAATGCTTCTTTATAAATTCTAAAATCATCCATTCTTCCTTTAAATAATGGATCATTTCCTTCTCCCCAATGAGATTTACCAACATAACATTTTAGTGATTGTAAATCACTTGGTGTATAGTTCGGAATGGCTCCAGTGTAACCGTCGGGTGAGAGTGATTGTTTTTCTCCATTTACATATAATTCACTAATAGGTGTGTTATTTTCAGTTCTATTAGTTATCACTAAATGCATCCATTCTTTTTCTTGTATTACATCATTAACTGTACTCAAGTTTTGAACCCATGTTCCACCAGTAGCAATCAAATACTGTAGTTTTCTTGTATAACTCTGTCTACATAGTATTATATTTTTCTTCATCGGACCTAGTCCAAAATCAATTATTCTTGTGTAATGAGTTACAGTATCAAATCTTACCCATACACACATTGTAAAACCAGTGAATGCTTTAAAGTTGGTAGGAGGAATTGTTAAATAATGGTTTTGACCATTATTGAATATTAATGAATGAGTACCAGTTTTTTTATTTATATTATCAAAATATTTTCCATCAACTATATTTCTTGTTGTTGTACCAATAGTCATAAAAGAAGCGCTTCCTACTACAGGTGTACTTGTTGTAGGTGCACTGTTTGAAAAGTCAGCATCGAAACTATATCTACAATAAAGATTATCTAAATAATCATCAATCTTTTTATACACATCGACTTCAAAATTCTTTTTATCATTTGTAATATCATATTCACTTATTATCTCCCAAGAGTTTTCATCTTCTGATGCAGAAAGACTGTAAGAACTTAATTGATTTAGATTGTTATAATCGAATGATACTTTATATGGTGTTATTAATTGTCCCATATCATAAATAATATTTTTTTGAATTTCGGAAATATTATATATTGAATTTCTTGAATCTATATCGTGATACCCGTATTTATATGCCACCTTTTGATATAATCTGTTTTCATTACTGCCCTTAAAAGTCAAAAATACTTCTATCGATTCTTTCTCAATATCTTGATGAGGCTCGATATAAAATTGAACATATTTAGAATCTATATAAATATTTCCAGCTATTTCTGTACACACTACTTTGTTACTATCTATTTGATTTTCATTAAAAATATCCCCTGTTATACCAGTTGATGTTATAATTCGCCTCTCATTTGAATCTTGTTTCGTATTATTCATCAAAAGATTTTGAAAATCATCAAAAGATGCTATTGATATATCATCGTCATTATATAATGCATCATTTCTGATATATCCATTATTATATTTATTTTGAATATTGATAATAAAATTTTGATAAGTGTCTAGTAATTTTGCGTTGTTTGATGTTATTTCATTATTAATAGCTTCTGATAAAGCTTCTTTAGATGTTTCATCATATTGATCCATATAATTTCTAAGAGCACTATCAGTTATATTTCTGATATTTTGTAAACTGTTGGAATCACCCGAATCTGATGTAGTTGCATTAGTTGTAATTTCGAGTTCGGATGAATTTTTAACTATTGTATTTATTTCAGTTTGTTTATCAGCCTTAATTTCATTTATTAAAGCTATTAATTTATCAGAAGTGTACTGTTGATCAGAAGCAAACTTGTCATTTAATTGTATATCATTTATTGGCATATTACAACTTAAAGATAAGTCAATATCTTGTAAAGTAAAATTTGGTATATTTTCAATTACATGCCCATTCATAATTTGACAGAAATTTTTTGAAAATTTGTAAGAACTAACATTTAATTGTTTTGGTCTAAATTGCAATGTTTTGTCAGAAGGAAGAAGATATTTTTCAAACAAGTTATTTATTCCTTTTTGTATTTTTGCATTATCACCATCTGTAACATCTACCAATGATGAACCATCACTTGATGTTTTTTTGAAATTGACATCTTGAACTGTTATTACAGAACCATTTAAATTATAATAACAATCAAAATTTAAAAAATATTTTTCATTTATATTTTGAAAATTGATATTTTGTCCTGCACTATTATCACATATTGATGCATAAATATTATCATAATTGAAGTTTTGAAAATATAGATAATCAGAAGAATCTACGATATTAACACTCGAATTTGATGTTAAATTAAATGAGTTATCAACCAAGATACATTCATTTTGAAGAGGAAAATTTGAATCTATTGAGTCAGAATAACGTTTGATATCCCCTGTCTGGTGTTCTTGCCAACCATTCAAAACAAGTTTACAATGTTGTGTATCGCCATTCACTTTTTGATTATATATTCTTGTTATTTCTGTTAATTGATTTTCTGACAATGAATTAGTTGAATTGTGTATAATATTATATAAATCAATTTCATTCATTTGATAATATTCATAAAATGAATCACAATTAGTCAAATCATCATTATAATACACTTGACATTGTCTGTATCGTGGTTGATCTGATGTTGAACTACTTTCATCTGCGAAGGAAAAATGTTCTTTATATTTCACACAAAAAACCGATAAAAGAATTATTAGTAATAAGATGAATATTATAATTAATTTTATTTCAACCATTTAATGGTTATGATATCTAATATTTAAATATATTATTTATAGTATTAAGAAATTATTGAATTTATCTATTCCATAATTTATATTATCAACTAAATAAAATACGGATAATACAATGAAAACAACAAAACCATAAGCAAATATGACATACAAAATTCCAACGAGGACAGAGGAAGCAGATTCACTATTATGGTTTGATGGTTGTAGTGCTTCAAATGATGCAATAAGCCCTGCTATAAATGTTAAACCACCCCATAATGATCCCAAAATAATTGGTAGTTTTTCCTTTTCATATTTCAGACTAAAATAAATTGGCAAATAAATAATTGCCAATACGATAGGATATACGAAATCTGGTGATAATGAAAAATCCTTCGTCCAAACTGAAACAATGAGTTGTATCAAGAACCCACTTATAGATATTAATCCAATACCATACCATATTGTATCATAATCGCTTTCAAAAATTGTCGAGACAAACACTGAAATATCTTGTTGTACATAATAAAGACCTATAACTGCCCCAACAAAGACAACCAACTGAAATATTTTAAAATATGTTTCTGGCATTCCTACAAGAGAAGCTAGTCCAACGAATATCAATGGAACTGCTAAAATAAGTAATATGATCCCAATTATTTTAAAATATTTCACGAACTCATTTATTTTTTGCTTAATATTTTCGTATGAAGCCATTTTTCTATAAATACTTAATATATTTAAATATATTAAAACATAGAATCTTTGATTATCTTATCACAATTATTATGAGAATAATAGAAAAAATTTGAATGATTCAAAATGGAATCTCTTATTTCAAATATCTCCTTCTTAAGTATTTCAAAATCTATATTTGTTTTTTGTTTCATTATTTCTTTATTTGAAACAACTTTTTTTCCACTCTTCAAAAATTGTAAAATATGTTTGTTTACACTTGTCAAGGATTTAAATATGTCATATTCATACTCAATCAAAAACTTTCTTTTCGCCTTTTGAACTTCACTTTTTGTCACATTCAAGTTTAACAAAATCGTTTTTATTTCAGTCAAAAATGTTGGAATATGTTTTTTGTCAATTTGTGTGAATATTTTATATGTTGAATTTTTTGAACAATAAAAATCTATATCAATATTGAAATGTATATAGTAAATAATTCCAAGTTTATCTCTTAATGATTTATAAAATACACCTGATTCAAAATTAAAAAAGATTTTTTTAAAGTAATATAATGCAATCATTTTAGGAGATAACATTTCAATATTTTCATTATTATATAAACAAATTTGCACATCATTGTTTTTTGAATTATTTTTGATCCAAATCACTTTTTTTGAAATCGGTTTATAAAGAATATCATATGAGTGATTTTTTTCAGCACTGTAATTAATTTTACCGAAATGTTTTTTTAAAATGTTTTCAACATATAATATTTTGTCTTTTGGACAAGAACAAGATATTATAATATTTGATCCTCGAATTTTTCTTGATAAAAATGTGTAAATATCATCTATATTTGTTTTTTTTATATTCTGTATTGATTTTGATATGTTGCATAAATGTTTATTTTTCATCATATAATTACATATTTTCATATTAAAATCAATTTTCGGATCATTTTGTATTATTTTCAATTCTTGAATAACAGCTTTTTTTTCTTGTTCAAATAATGAAGGTTCTACAAAAACATTTGATACCATATTACTCATTATATCTGCATAATAATTCAAATCTTCTATAAAACCATTTATATATACAACTGTTGCATAATTATTAACATAAGCATTTGTAATACCTCCTCTTTTTGATATTTCATTTTCGATATTTTGATAAGAATCATATAATTTTGATGTAAATCGACCCATAAAATGTTCACTCAAATGTGTTAATTCATTTTCTTCATCTTTTTCAGAAAAAGAACCAAAACCAAAATGTGTTGACAAATGAATTAGTTTTTTTGTTTTGGTGGGAACAATTAATAGTGTAACATTGTTTTTTAATTTAATTATATTATTCATCTATAAACGAATGATATAATAAAAAATAATTTGAAAAATAATTTTAAATGATGAGTGGTTTCATATGTCCAACTCTAATATCTGTGTTAATAACAATTTCAAAACCAGCTTTTTTGACATTATTACAGAAATTATAGTCTTCGGATTGATAACTTGTAATAACTTTATCTCCCTTCTTAATTTCTTTCATTTCTGTATGAAAATAAGGATAGGTCATCTTATCAAAAACTTCTTTTCTACAAGCCATAAATCCAAGACCAGTATAGTCTACGGGCATATATTTCAGTTCAGTTTCTTTTTTCCAAGCTTCAAGTTTTTCAAGTGAAAGAAGTTCATATGAACCATTTGTTGCATAATAATCATCGTCACAGCATTTTGCACAAGAGAAATTTTGAAGATCCGCCATTCTATAAATTCCACTTACAATAGGGTGTTTTTCTGTTGATTCGATCAATTCAATTACTTGTTCAGGAGTAAACATAATATCGCTATCAATTGTGAGCCAAACATCAAAATCATCACCATTAAATGGCTTCTGGTCACGACCTCTTGAACTATCCAGACCAAGAGTTTGCATTCTCACATGTGGAATATATGATCCGACACCGGTCGAGATAGCAATATCATATTTATTTGATGCCCAAAGTGAAATAAGAATATTAGACCAAGATGTAAGAAATTTTGAACTAAAATTGTCACCAGGGATTCCAATAATTACTTTTTTCTTCTTGATTTCTTCTTTCACAATTGGTTCAGTCGATTGTGTTGATTCTACTTCCTTTTTGTCATCCATATTTAATATTTAAATATCAAATTATTCTTATATATTTTCAATTTCATGTTCATAACACAAATAATGAATATTCAAAACATCATTTCGTCCAACTCTTTGTGCTCGTCCAATTGCTTGTTGTTTTGCAACCCCCATTGTATGATATATAATAACATCTGTTGCAAAACTTATATCAATACCACTTCCTGCAAAATTTGTATTGAGTAATATTACTTGCAATGAACCGTTTTTGAAATTATTCAAAATATTCATCATATGTTTGGTATTTCCTTTCATTTCTGAAAAGGTTATTTTATTTTTATCAAGTACATCTTTCATATCGATGAAACTACTGTCATACTGACTAAATATTATAAATTTACCATTTTTATTATTATTGATTATATTAATCAATGTCTCAATTTTATTCATTATTTTTGGTTTTGGATTATCAGGTATTTCTTTCATAATTGACACAATTTTTTCTGTATTTATTTCATTCCTACATTCAGGACATTTCAAACTTTTCTCCAACCATTGTACAATACAGGTTGCACAGTATGAATGTGTACATTCTAGTATCAATGGATTTTCTATGTCATACATACATATCGAACACATTTTGGTACCAATTTCATTAATACGATTTTTCAAATCTTCCAACTTTTGGTTTTTTGTATTGATTTCGTTTTGAATGGTTTTAATTCTCATTCTTTTATTCTCATTTGGAATATCTAAACTTTCGATATATTCTTTCTCCCTTTCTTTGTTTGTTATTTCCCTTCTTAATTCATTCGATACTAGATCTATAAAATTTGTTTGTGTATCTATTTTTCCACCCAATTCAATGATTGCTCCTTCGATGTCATTTGCATTCAGTTTATTCAATATATTTTGACATACAAATCCTCTTATCATATTCATTTGTGTAGGCATTTTACATATATATGTTGTTTCATTCGGTGGTGGTATTTTGAAACTATTTCTCACAAAATCCCGATTTCCTTTGATTGTTAATAGATCAATTGTGTCATAATTTATGCTTTCTCTGATATGAAATAGTAGACTTCTATACGATTTTATAGAATATAGAAGATTATTATAGGTTCCAGATATTAACCATAAATATTCATAATATATAAGTGATATTGAATGAATCAAATCGTGAGCTTCGTCTATCATAACTCTCTTCCATCTTTTAATCAAAGGGATTTGTCCCAATACATCTTTTATTACAATTCCTTTGAAACGATTTAACAAAACTTCGAAAGTCGTATTCTTTATCAAAACAACATCATATTGATTAAAATAAGATATTATTTCAGATTCTGAACTATCTTCACTTGGTAAATGTTTTTTAATATAACTCAAATTTTCAATTGCAAGATATTTCAAATTTGTCATTTGCTTGATTGTTTTTTCCCACTGTACATACACTGGACCTCTTGGTACAATTATCAATGTACTATTGATAACATGTTGTTTTAAAATATTTGGATTTTGTTTACTGTAACTTATATATGAATAATTATATGGATTGCTAAAACTAACATTCATTTCACTATTTGTATGCATTTTATCCAAATCAGATGCTGCAACTATTGAAAGAGCCATTAATGTTTTTCCATAACCTACCAAATCCCCCAATATTCCAATATTTGATTTCATTTCAATCTCTATATCCTGCTCTGTAAATTCTGTCCCAATTTGTCTTTTTTCAGGTATTATATACATTAATTTACCATCTTGTTCCATTTTAACAGCTTTATATAAACCTGCTAATTGATGTGGTTTTAACTTAACAGTTATTTCTTGAGGTTGATGGTATCTAGGTGATTTATCAGATAATTCAATGCCGAAAATATCATCTTTCATTATTTAAATATTCATCGCATTTTGTTTTTAAATTGAATCATTTTTTATTTTTGATATAAATTATAAAAAATGACAATTAATTTTTATTAATTAATATATATAACACTGATATTTGTTAAAACTTCTTAAAACCATAATGGTAGATTCTCTCAATGCGAGGAGAGTCAAAATGTCTTACTTTGATTTTAGGGCTTTAAAAAAAGAAATGAAAGAAAAAATTGTTTGTAAAGATGCAGAAATTGTAACATCAGAATATTTTCAACATTTTGATACCTATAAACCAAAAAATATGAGTAATCGTCAGGAATATTATTTGGATATTGCAGCGAAAGTTGCAATGAAATCGTCTATGAATCATAAACACGGTGCAATAATTGTTTACAAAAAACAAATAATTGCTTCTGGATATAATTACTACTTTGGTGAAAATAGCATTCACGCAGAGGTTGCTGCAATTAGTAAAATGAATAAAAAATACAATAAATTTTTGAACGAATCTGAACTTTATGTTGTCAGAATCGGTACAAACAATTTCTGTAATCTTTTGAAATACTCAAGACCTTGTTTGAACTGTCAAAATTTCATCACTAAGAAAAAAATCAAATCCACATTTTATTCGACAAATTACGATTATGATACTGCTTTATTAGAATTTTTAGAAGAGAAAAAAAAAATTAAACATTGAAATATTTACAATTGTAACGATACCTTTGGTATTACTCTATGCAAACTACTTTTAATATATGTTTCACGATCTGAATTAAATATTTTTTCATATAATTCGGGACCTGTCAATTCTGTATTATTACACAATTCTGCTTTGATATCTTTAATTTTTATAGGTTTTTTGACCTCTCTTACATTTGATTTTATTCTACCATGGGCTGTATTTAAGTCATTATATCCAAAGTCTGACATAAATCTCTGCATTTGTTTCTCCAATTCTTTTTGATAAACTTTTCTTTCTTTAATAGCGATCATTAATTTCCTATTTTGATCATCGTATTTAAACCAATCTTTTACCAAAGCTTTGAAGTCTTCTAGTTCTTCACTAGAAGGTTCTTTTTTTTCATTTATTGCCATCATTACAATATCATCTGCTGTTGTATTGCTCATTATAATATATGAATAATATAATTCTTAAATTCATTTCTTATCTGATTTTCTTTTTGGTTTTAAAACTTTTGGTTTCAAAGTTTTTTTAGGAGAAGCCTTTGGTTTTAATGCTGTTTTTTGAGGAGGTTTAGGAATAGGTTTGAGTGTAGGTTTGGAAGTTTTAGACAAGGGTTTTGCGGGTTTTGTATTAGACATGATAAATTTGTGTAGATCTGATTCGGCACGATTTCCTACCAATTCATCTTTCTTCTTACCATTTTCGTACATTACAACAACCGGAAAACCAGGGACATTATATTGTTTAGGCAATACTTGCATTACACTCAATTCAACTCTCATCACTGGGAAATTTGCTCTCTGGGCAATTTTTTCAAAAGTCGGCATATAGGAATGACAATGTCCACAATATTTCCAATGATAGAGACACATTATTTGTTTTTGTCTCATCATTTTATTAAATTGATCAAGAGAATTGATATCAACTAGTTGCATTCTACTTTTTTATAATATAAAAATAATATAGAAATGAATAACTTTATACCCTCGGTTGAATCTTGTAAAATTTCAACAGAAAATATGTCAAGGCTAGCAATTGAAAAAAGAGACGAAAACCATTATCGTTTTCATAATATTCTTAATAAACCTGATTCTACAGATTTTTCAAAATGTGATGACAATATTATGGAAATAGAAGAACGATTAGTTAGAACTCATAATCTATTGAAAGGAACAAAAATTACAAATAAAAATTGTCATTACACACCATTTCGATCACCGAATGATCAATGGGTAAATCAATTCTCCAATCCAGTGTTTGATAACAAACCATTTAATATTCAAACAAAAAATAGATTCAAATCAAATTAAATCAATTGAATTTTTTCACATAATCTTTATAAGTTAGATCATCTTTTTCTTATCAATTTTTAAAGGTTCTCTACATTCTCCATAAACGGACCATCTTTTTTTATTCAAGTTGAATACATCAATTAGTGACTTAATTTATAAGAATATTTCTAATAATATATTCTATTTTGAGTACATTTCACTTTGTTTTTTATATTTTTGAAAAGTTTTTATCAAATGTTCAATATTTTAATGAAATGTACTCTTTTTTAGAAAACGGGAAAAAACAGTATTTTTCATGAGTCATGGAAACGCTATGGGGGGAGAGAGGGGTCCAAAATGAGTAAAAATGGTAAGGTCTGAGAGTATTTAAGACTAAAAAATATGTATTGAAATAGTAAGAGCTGAGTTTTCCTTGCAAAAAATGATATTTCAATGCTCATTTTGTAATTATATAACTGATAGAAAATTCAATTTACAACGACATATTGGTAAGAAACATAATGATATAGACAAAAATAACGATATATTACAAAATGGACAAAATGATATCCCAAAAGAACAAAATGACATCCCAAATAGACAAAATGACATCCCAAAACGACAAAATGACATCCCGAGTTCAAAAAATGATATTCCGTGTGAATTTATTTGTAAAAAATGTAATAAATTGTATAAAACGTTAAAACATTTAAAAACCCATGAATTAAAATGTAAAAAGGTCGATAATCTAACTTGTCCAAAGTGTATGATTTCTTTTACACATAGAAATAATAAAAACAGGCATATAAAAGCAAACAAATGCAACGCAAGAAGTATAATACATGCACGAACACCAAACATTCAAAATATAACAAATAATAACATAACAAATAATAACAATATACAAAATAATTTTATTATTAACAACTTTGGATCAGAAAGAATAGATCATATTTCACACGAAGATATAGTTAAGATGCTTACAAGTGGACAAAATACAATACCGATGTTTATAGAAAAAAAACATTTTGACAAACAATTTCCAGAAAACAATAATATAAAATATACATTGGAAAACAAGTGTAAAATTTTTGAAGACAATAAATGGAAGGAAAAGGATATAGGATTATTATCTTCTTCGTTAGTTCATGATAATACAGAGATTCTTCTTCTATATTGCGATAGCAAGGATAAAGAAGTTTTGAATACAATTCAAGACATTGATAAGTATGAAAATGTAAAAAATAAATTGTTCATCCTTTATAATAAAACCGACAGTGCAAAATATAATACAATAATAGCCAAAATCAAAGACCTTATCAAAAACTGTGAATTGCAAGAAATAGACGATATCTAAACATTTTCAGTATTTTTATTCAGAAGTATATTTACATTTTGGGAAAACGGAAAAAAACAGTATTTTTCAAGAGTCATAGAATCGCCATGGGGGGAGAGAGGGGTCCAAAATGAGTAAAAATGGTAAGGATTGAGAGTATTTAAGACTGAAAAATATGTATTGAAATAGTAAGAGGTGAGTTTTCATTGCAAAAAATGATATTTCAATGCTCATTTTGCAATTATATAACTGATAGAAAATTTAATTTACAACGACATACCAGTAAGAAACATCAGTGTGAACATCAAAACAATGAACTTTCCAAAACAGTACAAAATGTCCCCCCAAAAGTACAAAATGTCCCCCCAAATGTACAAAATGTCCCCCCAAATGTACAAAATGTCCCCCCATGTTCTTTATCTTGTTCAAAATGTAATAAAATTTATAAAACTGCAAGGCATTTGTACAATCATGAGAAAGTTTGTAATAAAGTAGATAGTCTTACATGTCCTAGATGTATGACTTCTTTTTCAAATAGAAAACACAAATCGAGACATATCAAAGCAGACAAGTGCAAAGCAAGAAGTATAATACATGCTCGAACGCCAAATATTCAAAACATAACAAATAATAATATTCAAAATAATAACTATGTAACAAATAACAATACATTTGTTATCAATAATTTTGGGTCAGAACGTTTAGATTATATATCACATGAAGAGATAGTTAAGATTCTTACAAGTGGAATGAACACATTGCCATTGTACATAAAAAAGAAGCATTTTGATAAAGATTTTCCAGAAAATAGAAATATAAAGTATACATTGGAAAATCAATGCAAAGTTTTTGAAGATAATAATTGGCAAAATAAAGATTTAGGATTATTATCTTCTTCATTGGTTCATGATAATACAGAGATTCTTCTTCTATATTGTGATAGCAAGGACAAAGAAGTTTTAAATACAATTCAAGACATTGATAAGTATGAAAATGTAAAAAATAAATTGTTCATCCTTTATAATAAAACCGACAGTGCAAAATACAACGCGATAATAACAAAAATCAAGGACCTTATCAAAAACTGTGAATTACAAGAAACACAAGAAACACAAGAAATCTGATCATTTTTGAAAAACAGAAAAAACTGTTTTTTTCAAGAGTCATGGAATCGCCATGGGGAGAGAGAGGGGTCCAAAATGAGTAAAAATGGTAAGGACTGAGAGTATTTAAGAATAAAAAATATGTATTGAAATAGTAAGGGGAAGAGTTTTACTCGTAAATAATGTTATTTCATTGCTCAATTTGTAATTACATAACTGATAGAAAATTTAATTTACAACGACATATCAATAAGAAACATGTTTATGAATATCAAAATAACGAACTTTCCAAATTAGGACAAAATGTTATCCCAAATGAACAAAATGTTATCCCAAATGGACAAAATGTTATCTCAAATGAACAAAATGTTATCCCAAATGAACAAAATGTTATCCCTTGTATTTTATCTTGTTCAAAATGTAATAAAGTATACAAAACACCAAAACATTTGCACAATCATGAAAAAATTTGTAATAAGGTAGATAGTCTTACTTGTCCTAGATGTATGATTTCTTTTACAAATAGACATAATAAAAATAGGCATATTAAAGCAGACAAATGCAAGGCTAGAAGTATAATACATGCACGAACACCAAATGTTCAAAACATAACAAATAATAATACGACAAATAATACACAAAATATCGAAACTATGAATAATTATAATAATATTATTATTAACAACTTCGGATCTGAAAGAATAGATCATATTTCACATGAAGAAATTATGAAAATGTTACAGTCTGGTATAAATACTGTTCCTTTATATATTCAAAAAAAACACTTTGATAAAGAATTTCCAGAAAATAATAATATTAAATATACAAATGATAATAAATGTCAAGTTCTTGTAGAAAATTCTTGGAAAGAAAAAGATATAAATCTTCTTTCTTCCACTCTTATTAAAGACAATACAGAAGTACTTCTTTTATATTGTGATGATAATGATATCAAAATTTCTGAAACTATTCAAGACACTGAAAAATATGAACATGTAAAAAATAAACTATTCATCATTTATAATAAAACAGATCATCAAAAGTATAATCAAGTTTTAACAAAAATAAAAGATTTAATCAAATTTTCTACGACATAATTTGAAATAAATTTTTGAAATATTCATAAAAAAATGACAAATATCTTGTTTTGAAAATGTCTCAACAAAAAATGGAGTTTGTAAGACTATCACCAGAAGAAGTAAAAATGTTACCTATTCGAGAAAAAATCGAATATCAAAAAAAGCTAAATACTGAAAGACAAAAAAAATATAGGGAAAATAACAAAGAAAAACTCAAGGAATATAGCAAACAATATGCTAAAAAATATAAGGAAAATCATTATGAACATTGTAAAGAAATTGCCAAAAAAAATAGTCAAAAATATAGGGACAAGATGAAAAAGATTAAAATTGAACTTATGATGGAAGATATATGTAATGATATTATCAACAGTATTTAAGATTAGAAAAATTAAATTTTTAAGAAAATAAAAGGTTCTCACAAAAAGGACTTTTTATTTTTTGTTTGTTTTAAATAAAATGGACAGTGTAAAAGTAACAACTATTACAAGTTTAATATTTCAATTTGTTTTAGGTATTATTTGTATAAAAGGATTGTATTATGATGTCGAACCTATCAACAATGTTTTAAGAGAACTTCTTATGATAGAAACATTCGTTCAATGTATAGAATTTGCATTTTATTTATATATTCTTCGAATGATCTATATAGGCAATCTCGCGAGTGTAACATCAATAAGATATTTTGATTGGTTTATCACAACACCAACAATGCTTTTATCTCTTATGATATATATTTCTTATAAAAAAGATAAATTTTCTACAAAAGATGTAAAATCGTTTGTGAAAGAACACACAAACGATATATTATATGTGATTTTATGCAATGCAGCAATGTTACTTTTTGGATATCTTGGAGAAACTAATGTGATAGATCTCTATATTTCGTCTATAATAGGATTTATATTTTTCTTTGCTGCATTTTATAGAATTTATATTAAATTTGTTAAAAACACAACAATTCAGAAGGAGTTTTTTCTGATTTTTGGACTATGGTCTCTGTACGGTGTCGCAGCATTACAACAACCTGTTCTCAAAAATAATATGTACAATACACTTGATATATTTTCAAAGAATGTTATGGGTGTCTTCTTATTTTATCAATTATATATCATTAAAAAATAAGGTGAAAAATTGCAGATTTTTTCAATCAACGAAAATCTCAGAAAAATGAAGGAGGGAAAGGGAAGGTTTATTGAACTTATTAAACCATCTATGTTCAGTGTTCAGTCATTGGTGACATCTAGTTATTGGCCTTGAAAAACTTGCGGATGAATTCGCGATTATTCACTGTGGCCAAATCGTGAAGCTTCATCTTAACTTCTTCAAAATCTTTGGGAATCTCCTGTGTGGTATAATCTATCCCTTTCTCGTTTGCAAAATTGATACAGAGATCTTGGAATGCATTCACTATCTTTGAACGAAAGCGAGCAGCACGATTGTACCTACTATCTTTGGAATAAGCATCGATGTACATCATGTTGTAAATCGTAGGTCGCTCTCCTTGTGCAATACGATTTGTGATGTAAGAGATTCTCCACTCTGGGATGTGAAGCTTCGGTGCAGCATCTCCATCTTTGTCAAGTTCTTCGTTCCCCTGCAAGGATTCCCTCTTTGTCTTATCATCAAGTTCTTTTGCTTCAAGCTCGGCAATCCTATCCGAAAGGGCAGCATAATCTTCAGAGATGTTATCCCTTTCTGTTGTAATTGCGACAATCGTTTCTTCCAATCTCTTGATTGTTGTCAACAATTCCGACTTCTCACTCTTCTCCTTCTCTGCCGCGATCGTCATCTGACGAAGAGCCAGAATGAAATGATCTTCTTCATCATTGTTCATTTTCCTGACGGGTATGTGAATGCACGAGACTTGACATCTTTATTTTTGTGGTTTCTTATTACGAATCGTTATACCATTATTCCCATAACAGAAAATTATCAGAATTTAAGAACATTTTTTTTCTAATTTCATAATAATAAGCATCGGGTACTGTTTCCGATGGTTTTCTAATAAGCAATCGCAATGTATCTGGTCTGGCAGTATTTAAATATTGTAATATATTTCTTTCAGTAGCATTAATAGGTGTGGTTTTGGAATTCCACATACCGTGACAATGTAATTCACCACCAATAATATTATTTAATCTTACAAATCTTAATTTTGCTTCTAATTTTGATATTAATCTATCTTTCCAATTGGCTGAAAATTTCCATAATTCAGAACTTGATACGAAACACTCAAGAGCTGGATTGATTTTAATAAAATTATCTTCAAGGGTATATTTGATAAGTTTTATTTCATCTGGTGTGAAATAAGCTTGTGTGAAAGGATTTGTTGGAAATTTAGGATCCGGATTATTATTTTTAGAATTATTTAAATTATCAGTTATAACTTTAACAAGATATAGAACATCAAAACACATGTCTTTTCCAAATTTTATTTTTCTCCAATCAGAAAGTTCTTTCCATTCGTCTAATGTATTCTCTGTTACAAGATATGGTTCGTAGTTACACATTTGATTATAATGTTCTGTTTTTTCATTCATTTTGGTGATCATATCGGGTTTCTTTACTACAAGAGATTCTATGTTCATTTGTAATGAAATATTATTCTGCATAAATCGTTTCTTAGTTGGTGAAAAACGATGTTCTATACTACACATTTGTATAACATTTTTGGAAGGATTAAAGAAATAGATTCCCGATTTCAAAGGATCGTATTTGACTTTCAATCTTTTGAAATATTGTATGAATAGATTTATCAATCGCAGTCCAACACCGTGAATACACATTTCTCCTTTATTAGCATATTCAACTATTTTTTTCACATCAGCATAAGCTGCTTTTTCAGGACCTGATTTCAATTTAGAAAGACTTTCCGACAATTTTTGCAGACATTCAATTGATCTTTGAAAAAAGGAGGAATCTTCCTTTTCAAAAGAGGTCAAATTATTAAAATAACATGTTCTCCCCGCGTCACCTACCATATAAAGAGTATCAATTGTTTTCTCAAATATATTATCTCTTTCAAGTTGTTTTTTAATTTCTTTTTCAAAATATTCTTTAACTTTTTCTAGTAATACAGGATGATTTTTCAAAAGTGTGTCAATTTCTGATTTTTTAAATAAATCTAATGGTATGTGAGGATTTTTATTATTGAAATTTCCATCATTTACATAAGCGATAAGTTCTTTTGCAGAAAAACAATATCCATCAGAGGTTTTTATAAAATCTTCATCTTCAATATCATCTACATTGTCAAACATCAAGAAGGTGTCCTTATTTCTGCAATTACGACTTTTTGTTTTTTTAGATGATTTAGATGATTTAGATGATTTCGGTGATTTAGATGATTTAGGTGAAGATTTTGTTTTTGAAGGCGGTTTATTTACTTCATTTACAACATTTCTTACATTATTTTCTACATTTCCAGCATTGATAATACCTTCTTTAACAAGTTTTTTATATAAATATGTGCCTATTTTTATACATCTTTTGGATTTTGGATTCAAAATCTCATTGTCTTTACAGCTGTTATGGGGTGGCAAAACACCTTCTTTGATTAATTTCTTATGTGTCAATCCATTGATTGTTATACAGATATTTGTCTGCGGATTACGAATTTTATTAGGTGGACAATCCATTCTATATATTATTAACAATATATTTGTTCATAATTAAAAAAAATGAAACATTTAAAAATAAACAATACATTTATATTATATATATTATAAGATGCCACCGAAGGAAAAGACATGTAATAGAGGTGTTCGAGTTCACGGAACAGAAAAAAATCAACAGACTATTTTGGAACCATATAAACAAAAGGCTGCTTATAAAAAATTAAAACTTTTAAATGATAATACAAATGATAAGCTTCGCGATATTCTCGAAAATAATTGTTGGAATTTGAAAGATCTTTTTGAAAAAGAACTTCCTGAGTTTTTGAATGATATATGTAACGACGGTGCTGTAGCTTGGAATAATGGTATACAATATTTGGATTATGCAAATTTCAGAAATGTAAAGATAAATGACGTTTCTTTGGAAAAATTCAAAGAAGGAGAATATAAAACTTTATTCAGAGACAAAAGAACTAGAGGAAACAATTTGGAAACAGAACAGGCTTATGCAGGGAGAATCGAATTTTTCACTAAAACTTTTAATGATTTTAAGAAATTTGCAAAGAATGATGATTTGAAATGGATTGTTAAGAACAATAGACTTTTATTATACAATATTTTGAAATACCATCACGAAGAAGGTAATGTTATTTATACTATAAATAGAGATTTGAAAGTCATGACAAGGGTTATGAAGTTGCTTTTAGGAGAAGATGATGAATTAAGATATAAATATTCAGTATTACAGACAGCTTTTACAGATGTTGAAAATTTGAAAGATGATTTAAATAAAATCAGTACAGACAGAGAGTTCAAAACATTTGTTCCATATGAACAATTATTTGACATTTGCGAGAAGCTGGAAAGAGACTATTTTGCTATGGTAAATCTAAAGCGAAGAAAACAAAATAAACAAGAATATAATAATTTAGAAGAAATGTATGAAAGAAATGAGGAGGATGGTAAGACACATAATCCACAAATGTTTCATAAACATCAATTATTACTAGCATTGGCATTGAATATATGGAATTTTCCAAGTAGAACCGAGAATTTTACAATGTTTTTCATAGAAGATGTAAAAGATGTGAAACCAGGCGAAAACTATGTTCATATAACGGACGATGGCAAATGTCAAATGATATATAACGATGATATCAAATGTCATAAACCTATATCATATATATTGAATAGTGCAGCTTTGTCTGGCCTTAATAATAGATTGTGTAGATTGTTAAAATATTCATATAATACATATAAAAGGAAATCTTTATTTTTGCAAAAGAATGAATGGGGTAGTAACCAAAAAGGTGTTTCTTCGGCTGCTGTTAGAAAATGGATATCGCTTTTAGTTCCCAATAAAAACATTGGGGTTAATACATTCAGATCATCTTTTGTATCATATTATTTTCCCAAATGGAATAATCGTCAGAGAAATGTAATGGCAATAAGAATGAGAACATCTATGTCACAAATAATGAGAAGTTATTTGAAATTTTACACAGACCCAGATGTATTAGCTCAAGTAAAAATAGAACCAGATGATGAATTAGTACATAGAGTTGCAAGAGGAAGATCACAAAATGATAGATACGATGTGGATGACGAAGAAGTTGTACAACAGAATAATGAAGAAATAAGAAATATTGGAATGAATGAAGCAAACGAGGTCGATGGAGTAAACGAAAATGAAATAGATTACAGGAAACGACGACAGGACAGTTTTAAGAAATGGTATCAAAATGAGGCAAATCGAGAGAAACACAAAAATAGGACCAAGGCTGCATATGGTGCAAGATATATCAGAGAATTAAATAAAGGGATAATAGATTTTTCAAAAATGACAAAAGAAACAAAGGATAAATATAACATCAAGAGAAGAGAAGGAACGAACGGATATGAATATTATATAGAAGAATAGATCAAAAACATTTTATGTTTATATTATAAGGATGAGTCGTCAATTACTAAACAAAATTTATAAAATAAACTCAAACATTTTGATGGAAAAATCAAGGCTCAAAGGTGCAATTAAATATTTATCTGAATATGCAAATATTGAGACAATAAAACCTGATGTCGAGGTTCTATTTGAATCTGTATTCGCATCAGACCAAGCAAAAAAAAATGAATTTAAAAATTATGAAATCAAACATTTTATAAAAATATTACTTGAAAAATTGGAATTCAATAAGGAAATACGGGAAGATTTCAACCAAAAAGAATATTATTTATTAGATCACGTTTTAAATATGACTTTTTGGATAAAAAATTTAGAAGATATTTTAAATTATATAAAAGATGATCTTCTAGTTATAGAATATGATTTTGAAAATGATAATGATATGCTAAATGAAATCAAAAATATTCAAAATGACATCAGAGAAAAAGAAGACCAAAATGAATTTTTCCGAAAAACAGCAAAAGTCAACAAGAATTTGTTGTCAAAGATTTTGCAATTTGAAAAAAATGTAATGATTTTCGCGACTATAATGTTAAATTTATATAAATATAAAATAAATAACACTTCCCGTATGACAGGAGGAAAACGAAAACCCAAGCAAAAACCTCAAAAAACCCCAACAAACCCCCCAAAGCAAAAGACCTTTACAAACTCAACAAAACCAACAAAATCAGAATATAAAAAAACGGATGAGAAGATATTGATCAAGACGGATGGTAAAACGCAAAAATTAATAGTGTATACTAAGGGAGAAAGAGGTATAAGATATTATAAGGATGGGAGCGAATATAAATTATGCAGTGAGATTGAGAGGGAGAATAAAAAGAGAGAGAGGGATTGCAAAGAAAAAGAAGGAAGAAAGAGTACATATCAGAAGAAAAATGTAAAAAATCAAAGGATAAATAAAAAGGAGAAGAAGATGAAGGAATGTACTCTTTTTTTGAGAGATGGTTGTAAATGGAAGAGAATTTGTATGAATGTATAACATTTGTAAACTCAATAAAGTAAAATGGATATCATAAAAAACCTGACAATAATTATTTTATATATTTATATTATAAGATGTATGAAAAATCAACAAAACTAAAATTAGTTTCAAATTTTGCAGTTTATATTTTTGAAGAAATTTTTAAGCATACTAAGACAGATGAAAAATCAAAAAACAATATTTCGATTATGATAGATAAAATATATAATGAGGTTTCTGGCGAGATTATTTTAACTAAGGAAGATTTTCAGACAAATGTTGTTAATTTAATAGATTCTTTAAAACAAATATTAAAAGCGACAAACAATAATGATAAAATAAGTAATGATAAAGAAGGAAAAAAAAGGTTAGGAGAAGGAAAAGAAGGAGAAGAAGGAAAAGAAGGAGAAGAAGGAGAAGAAGGAGAAGAAGGAAAAGAAGGAGAAGAAGGAGAAGGAAAAAAAGGAGAAGAAGGGGTAAGAGAAGTAAAAGAAGGAGGAGGAAAACAAAAACCTCAAAAGACCCGAACTAAAACCCCAACAACCCCTCTCAATCAAAAGACCTCAACAACCCCAAAAATAACCCATGAGAAATCAGAATATAAAAGAACGGAAGAGAAGATATTGATGAAGACGGATGGTAAATCGCGAAGATTAACAGTGTATACAAAGGGAGCGAGAGGAATAAGATATTGTAAGGATGGGAGGGAATATAAATTATGCAGTGAGATTGAGAGGGCGAATAAAAAGAGAGAGGAAGGGGTAAAGAGTACATATCAAAGAAAGAATGTGAAAAAAATCCAAAGATAAATAAAAAGGAGAAGAAGATGAAGGGATGTACTCATTTTTGAGAGATGGTTGTAAAAGGAAGTCAAAACAGATGAAAAAGAGAGGATATATCATCGGATAAAAATAAAAAACGAAATGAAGTGTTATATTGAGTTGCGATAAATTGAAAAACATTATTTTTTAACCAAAATGAAACATTTAATATTTATTTTGACCTTTTAAAAAAAAGTATTGTATACCATATTATACATAAAGTAGTTACAACTGACAAGAATTGTGTTAAAATGAACACAGAAAAATGATAGGGATATATCATCAAATTGTTAGTTATGATTAATTAAAAAACATATATATTATGGTATTATATTTTCACCAAATCTGATATGTATGATTATACTTGTTGTGGTTTTTATTTAGACCCCTATGGTGATGGTGGTAGTGGCTTTAATGTAGTTATGTGTTTTGTTGAAGCGGTAGTAGCAGGAGCAGCAACAACAGGAACAGTAGCATTACCAGTTTCATTTGTTTTAATAAATTCACAAAGATTATTCAGATTATTAAGTAAATAAACCTCACCTATAGGGCTTTGTTCTAAATATTTTGAAATAAATGTTTTTTTGTCATTATCACCAAATCCAGATGGTATTGGTACTACTTCGTATTTATCTTTATCACCTTCTTTGAACTTTTTTACAATAAATTTTTTATCTGTTACATTGTGACCATCAATATTTTGAGTTGTTACCGATAGACTCATATCTCCACCACGCATCTTTTTGTGAGTTGAACCTACTAATTTTTTGTATTCAGATAATTTAACGAAAACATATTTATGTCCTTTATTATTTTTTTTGTATGTTTCAAATGTTTTTTTTTCACCATGAACAGTAATAGCTTCGTTTTTTTGTGATTTTTCAAATTTGTCTTTCATATTTATCTATTATATTGAAAAGAAAAGAAAAATGTAAAATAATTGTCAAATTCTATAAACGAAAGTAATGATGTCAAATAGACAGGTTTATAGGATTGTAGCAGACTGAGAGATAGATTTATTATTTTTTATTATTTTTATAAAACTTAAAAGAGAGTACATATCAAAAGAAAAATCATAAAAAATGGAAAGTAAAATAAAAATAGGAAAAGGATGGAGGAATGTACTCATTTTTGAAAGATGGTTTTTAAATAGATGAGACTTTGTACGAATGTATAAGATTTGTAAAACAAAAATGTAAGAGGCGAATTGATTTATTATAAAAAACAGAAAGAGAGTACATATCAAAGAAAAAATGTAAAAAAATAAAAAGTTAAATAAAAAATGTAATAGAGTGAAGGAATGTACTCATTTTTTGAGAGAGGATATATGAAGTTGTAAAAGGAAGTATATTATTTTTTATTATTTTTATAAAACTTAAAAGAGAGTACATATCAAAGAAAAAATGTAAAAAAAGGGGAAAGTATAATAAAAATAGGAAAAGGATGGAGGAATGTACTCATTTTTTGAAAGATTATATATGAAGTTGTAAATAGATGAGAATTTGTATGAATGTATAAGATTTGTAAAACAAAATTGGATAGATTAATTATATTTGTAAAACATAAAACGGAAAGAGTACATATCAGAAGAAAAAATATAAAAATCAAAAATGAAAATAAAAAGGAGAAGAAGATGACGAAATGTACTCATTTTTTGAGAGATGGTTGTAAATGGAAGAGAATATAATATAAGTACTATAACAAAATTGAAAGAGGCGAAATGATTTATTATAAAACTTAAAAGAGAGTACATATCAAAGAAAAAATGTAAAAAATCAAAAATGAAAATAAAAAGGAGAAGAAGGTGAAGGAATGTACTCATTTTTTGAAAGATGATATATTATTTATATGAATGTATAAGATTTGTAAAACAAAATTGAAAGAGGCGAAATGATTTATTATAAAACTTAAAAGAGAGTACATATCAAAAGAAAAATCATAAAAAATAAAAAGTTAAATAAAAATTGTAATAAAGTGAAGGAATGTACTCATTTTTTGAGAGATGGTTGTAAAAGGAAGTATATTATTTTTATAATAGGTTTAATAATAAAACTTAAAAGAGAGTACATATCAAAAGAAAAAATATAAAAATCAAAAATGAAAATAAAAAGGAGAAGAAGTTGATGAAATGTACTCTTTTTTTGAAAGAAGGTTGTGAATGGAAGAGAATATAATATAAGTACTACGGTATTCTATTACGATGTGTAGCGATGTTGTATAGGTGCGTAATGCAATGACGGTATTCTACGATGATGTATGGCGATGTTGTATAGCTGCGTAATGATATGACGGTATTCTATGGCGATGTTGTATAGCTGCGTTATGATATGATGGTATTCTATGACGATGTGTGGCGATGTTGTATAGCTGCGTTATGCTATGACGGTATTCTATGACGATGTGTAGCGATGTTGTATAGCTGCGTTATGCTATGACGGTATTCTATGACGATGTGTAGCGATGATGTATAGCTGCGT